ACATGATGTCCCAGTGTGGGGAGCCTCAAGGATGCATCCCAGTTCACATTTCTTCTCCCCCCCACCGCTTGTATCGCTTTCGGTGGCTGCTGGGGGCTTGGGATCAATCCTGGGCATCCACGGGTGACCGCACACTCCACACTGTTTGCCGTAGCCGCCGAATTTCATGAGTGTACTGTCGCAGGTACCGCATCGCTCACCCATCATCCTGGCTCCTGCTCGGTGGGAGGAATCATGCGAAACCTTCGTTCTTCTCAATCAACACCCAAAGGTTGCGACCCTGACGTTGGTAGGTTTCGCCGTGAAGGGGACCGTGCATTACCACTTCCCAACTGTGGTCGGGGTCCTTACGAGCCATGTTCTCGAACGTCATCAGCGTGGGCATATCCGCCCACTCCTCGTTACCGTTCTCCGTCCAAACTTGTTCGCCCCCTTTTGACACACCAGCGAATCCGAAGCCTACAGCAATCCGTCTGTGCATTTTGAGCTTGGGATAAATCGGGGGACAGTTCCGACATGGATTATTCCCACCCTCTAAGGGCTTTAGCTTTGTCCAAGTGCTCATGTCTCCTCCTTCGCTGGGGGCTCGGCGGTGAGGACATACATGTGCTCTTGTTCCTCGCCATCAGCTGAGACGATGCGCATCGTGATGAAGCCGGGTACCATTTGACCGTTTATGGTTCTGCTGTCAGCATGAGCACCACCCGCCATGCTATCGCCCAACTCCCACCGAGAGCCATCGTCAAATTCCCACACCCGCTCGTTCTTCGGCTCAGTTTGCTCCGCCCGTTCTTGACGGGCCGTCTCATATTCTTTTTCAAGTTCATCTATAGACTTCCTGGGCGTGCGATATAGAGGGTGTCTAGTTAAATCATCACTCATCAGCCTTGTCTCCTTGAGGAGAGACGGTCGTGCCACACCCTACCAGTCTTTCATCCCCAAAGTCCCATTGCCAGTCCCTTGCTCCGATATACAGGAAGACAGAATCATCTCTGATCTCTATTTTGATCGAGCAGGGATCTGGTAGGTCTAGGGTTGGAAGGATCAAGTCCATCATTTCAAACTTCTTGTTAGGTACTTCAATTTTCATTGTCTTCTGGCTCCTGGGGATTCTTGAGGATGAGGAGGGGGATGGCGTGGGAATGACTTGAGTGTTGGTTGGTCATAGGATAAACCGTCAACGCATAATCCGGTCCTTCCCTGAATGCCCGGAACGCCTCGGGCCACGCCCACCCCTCAATCACCGTCCCCTCGAACTCACGCAGGCGAGCGATGATCTGCTGGATTTCGGGTGGTTCTGTTCCATCGAGGCGTTCTAGGCGATAGCCCAAGCCCACCAGCCATGGAATCATCTGCCGATCTTCAAATTCCCCCAGCGGTCTTCGCTCAGCCATCTTTCTCCTGCCCTGCTAAGTGATGCTGCTTGAGAAGCATATTACCTATAGACGCAGCCTCTGGGTTTAACTCGTACCCTTTGAACTCACACTCGCGGTTAAGTGCTCCAAGTCCAATCGAACCTGATCCGGCGAAAGGGTCGAGTATTCTACCCCCAGAAAGGCTAACCATGCTAACAACCTCCGTGCAGAGGTCCGCTGGCATTTGCATACTATAATCACGCTCTGACCCAGAGAGGGAGTCGTAGATAAAGACATTGTTCCGTCCCTGTTTCATGAGAAAGGCACCACCTTTCGATGCCAAGACCATCGCTTCGGCAGCTACAATCATACCTTTTCTCGGATCACCTATCATACCCTGAGTCTTGTTTGGCTTAACCCAGAGAGCAGGGACAAGGGTGACATACGAGAAGCCGGCTTCTTGAAGCCAGAAGTTCAGGCCCATCGAGTCGAAGAACAACTTCTTGTAATCAGCCAGCTTCGTCAAGCCTGCCAGCTTCTTATACAACTGGAGCTGGGCATTGGAGTACGTGATCTTCCTGATGTCGAACCAGGCTGCAAACCAGCTGTCATCTTTGAGGACTCGAAAGGACTCGACCACGACAGTTTGAACTAGGTCGATGATGAGCTGCTCGTCATCTTCGTAGGGCTTATGACCACCCTTGAACTCAAGGTCTATACCGAAAGGAAGGTTGGTAACTATAGCATCGAAGCTCTCATCAGGCTCCAGCTTGATTAGCTCAGCCGCGTCTCCGACTATAATCTCGGCCCGTAACGATGGGGTCAGTCCCTTCGCCCTCCTTTCAATGTCTTTCCTCTTCTCGACCAGCTTCTTCTTGACGTCCAGTTTCTGGAGAGCACCACGAAGGGTCTTCTCAGTCTTCATCTCAGGGTTGGTCTTCACCTCATCCCGAAGCTGGACTGATTGAGAGACCGTGCCGAGAGCCTCGCCTGTCATCTCGGCTGTCTTTCTCATATTCCAGGTGGGGTCTTGACTCATGCGAAGCTCGTGAATCTCAGCGACAGCCTCAGCTTTCTCCCACCACTCGAGATCAGTTCGCTGAATGTTCTCCTCCAACTCCATTTCCTTGATAGTGATCTCATCTGCTTCTTCGTACAAGGTGTATGGAATCTCCTCCCACTTTAGGTACATCATACCTTGCAAGCGAGTGAACCCGGAGACGAGTTGTACCTTTCCTGGCTCAGACCCAGGCACCATGACAGGAGGACTGAACAGCCCAAACTTCTCGATGGAGGCCGCCATCTTCTCAATTTGAGGCAGGGTTAGGATCTTTCTCTGCCGTGGCTTGATTTCAATATCTGCAGGACTGATAGTTTGGGTCATCAGTACTCCACTCTAGAGATAATTTTATTCGGCTTGGTCACGTAGAAAAGGGCTTGTTCGTCGTCTTCGTTAAGGAAGAAGAACATAAAGACTGGAACGTAGGTGAGACTGTAGATAGGGTTAGCCATCTGGCCTATCTGCCAATCTACCACATCTGAGCAATTGAATGAGATCGACCCGTCAACTCTGGTGTCCTTTAACGAGATAGTACTGTCCAGTCCTCCACCTTGTCGGAACGTAGATACGTGCTCTCTGATTACAGGCTCGACCTCGATCTCAGCCCAGATTGTTTCGAGACTTCCGTCTCCCATGCGCAGTATGATCTCGAACATGTCATAGTACGTATGGTCAATATCTACTCCCTCCTCCTCAATCAACACGAAGTCGCCTACAGATAGCTCTTCTTGAACTTTTGGGCCGAGTGCGAATACCCACCCTGAGGTAGGGTATACTTCTGCGGCCTCTAATGGAATATGAAGACTACCGATCATCAAGTCATTCTGATTACACTCGATCAGTACATACTCCCCGAGCATACTAAGTGTGTCAGCTCTGCGGGTTAAGTCTTCTGCTATCTGAACAGGACGATCTAGCACGTTAACTGAGAAGGAGGGAGAAGGGTTACGCCGCGCGAGCGGTCGACTTCACACCGGAACGAATGTCGCCCGAACCCTTCGGGTACTCTTCGTTCTTAATGTTGATGATCAGCTCTGCACCGATCAATTCATCGGTGTCGAAGGCGAGTTCCTCCAAGTCGTCAACGTCGTAATCAGTGTCGAGGCACTTGTTGATAAAGTCGACGAAGATCCCAGCCCCCTTACCCTCAATGGGCAGGTTGACGTAGAACGTCCGCCCCTCACACTCGCCTTCGGAGATCGCAACCTTCACGGGGACATAGTGAGCCTTCGGCCCCTCGGCCAGCTCTCCACACTCCATTACGGTAGCGGGATAAGCATCTTCTGGGATCGGCTTTAGGCTCTCGGCCTCCGTCAGGTTTAGATTGACTCTCGGCATACTGCAGCTCCTTGATATTAAGTTTAATTTTTGTTCCTTCGGTCAACAGGTACTTCTAAGCCATCACCGCATTCTCGACCTCCTCCTCGGCGAACGCCCTAGCCTCTGCAGTACCATGCGAGGCGATCCACAGGTCGTCTACGTGAACACCGTAAAACTCCGCCACTTTACTTTTTATCTTCCCGAAGTCCCCTTCTTCCATCGGGTCGAGGCATCCGAGGCGAGAACGACACCGCCTCATTGGGTCAGCAGCGGTTTGGAGGACACCTCGATTGTCCTTCACTGTCCCTTTGATGCGGGAGTACCAGACCTCGTCAAAGTCCTTTGGGACTGTTTGGCGAAGCTGTCCTGAGAGGAGGGGTTCGACCCCTTGGAGGGCTCCCTTCTTGTTCACGTTCTGATATTCATGGCAGATGAGGACGATGTTCTTCCCTGTGCCAAAGCACACAGTCATGAACTTACTGAAGAGAATGTTCACAGCGCCGCGATCTTGAATCATCACAGGAGTCAATCCCTTCTTGTTCCGCTTAGACCAACTCTTGGACAACTCAAGACGGTGTGTTTCTTGCAGTGCCTTGACAATAACCCCGGTAGTTAGACTGGTACCAGAGTCAATTATCAACGTGTCCCAGAACTGGTTGAATACGCGGCCATCGTTCTTCTCCGCGCAGTACTCAGGCCAGTCCTTCGGATCGACGTCCTCGTCCGCTACCCACTCGTCGATCTTATCGTTGGCATAATCGAATGTCACGTTCTTCGATTCGTCGAGGGAGGGAGGCGGAGTGATTGTCTCGTAGACGATGTCGTCCAAGGTACGATTGAGCTTGCCAGCCAAGATCGCCCACTCGACAGACTGCATACCATCGTCGAAGTCAAGAGTTCTGGTGTGAGGCAGGCCGTGTGCGATAGGCGTCTTCCGAGTACCGAACGGGCCGTATATCATGAGATGCAGGCGCTTGCCTAGCGTCCCACTACTCAGTCCGGAATATGCCAGGGTCGTTGTCATTGGTCTGTCTCCTCTCCTGCGACTGCTGAAGGATCCCATCTGCTTATGTCGAAGTTATCTCTCAACTCAAGGAGTCTACCTTCACCCCGGGGATTGAGAGAGTGAACAACGAAGAATCTGCACTTACCGTACCGCGTGCAGTCACCCCAGTTCTTGTCCCACATCTCAGGCTGATAGAGATGGTTCTCGAGCATGAAGTGAATCCGATCGACGATGCGCTTGACGTTACGTTGCCACTCAGCCAGGCGGAACTCATCGTATCGGAAGGTACGCTCAAAGAAGTTAAACGACTTGGAGATAGTGTACATCACGTCGACAGTTATCTCCCAAACGTCGTCAGTCATCATCTGCCCGGCAGACCAGACGTACCCCGGGAACTGAAAGGAGATCTCGAACTGATCGAAGTACGTGTCTCCCATCGCCTTGGTAGTTTTGTAATCCCACACTCTGACCTTTTTGTTACGAAGCACTCGACGGATAGAGTCCATCCGACCACACCAGCGAAGGCCGGTCTCTTCATCTAGCACATCGAAGTACTGCTCATTCCGAAGGACCTCGTACTCATTCTCCTTCTTGAGCCACCTCTCGACATAGGCAAAGAACTGCTCGATCATCCGATCCTTCGACCGCTTCACCTTATCAACGTCAGGTGTGAGATAGACAGGATAGGTCTCGTCAATCGCTTTTAGGCCAGCGATTATTCGTGCCTCTTTCCCTTCGTCAGCGGTTTCCATGAAGGCGAACATTGCTTCGTGCCAGCAAGTGCCCCAGTCAAGGTTACCGTCTTTGGTGGGGTCCTTTCGCTTTGGCCGAAGGCCGAGAACGTAGCGAAGGTAGAACTTGGAAGGGCAGTCCATAAAAGTAGATAACATAGATGCATCTATAACGGGGGGCGGCTTAGGAATTAAGCCGAATTTCTGCAGCAAATCCTGTCCTTTGGTTGAGACTACTGGAAGATCAGTCATGTTGTCCAGACCTTGCCGGACTGAATACGGCTGATATGAGATTGATTTACTCCGTAAGTTTTGGCGAGTTCTCCTTGCGACCTCTTTCCCTTCAGCCAACGTATTTCATTCGCTTCATTTCTTGTTAGTTTAGTAGCTAATATTTCTGAAGAGATACGTCCCTTAAATATCGCGTCTCTTATATTATCTGACTGTGACCCTATAAATAAATGGGCTGGATTTATGCAGATCCTTACATCGCATCGGTGAAGAACAAAGAGACCTAGAGGGATATACCCTACGAATATTCTATATGAAACCCTGTGGGCGTTGTCCATCCTACAGTTGAACCAAAACGCTCCGTAGCCGCTTGAGTGTTTGGAAGCAATCCAGAGCCAACAATCAGTGTCTTTATCAAGAATAGCTTTACTGAGTAACCTCTCTGAAGCGCTGAGCATGGACGCGTCGATGACGGGAGGGGGTTTAGGTATTAAGGCAAATCGTTCGAGCAGATCTTGTCCCTTAGTCGAGACGACTTGTAGATCTGTCATAGTTGTTCATTGGTTGAACATCTTACCCGCTTCATACTTTTAGTCCTCTGAGCTAGAGCAAGCCCCCGGCCTGTGCTTCTGAAGCTTAAACGGCTCACACCGTTCACAGGCTGCTACTGCATCCACAGTGGCTTTCTCAGATCAAGGCGCCGTGTTAAGACCTTGCTGAGACGAGGACGGATGAAGGGAGGCTGCGGTGGCGACCCGCTGTCCGCCTCTCGTTGCCGTTAATAGGTACCGGCTGTGTCATTGGACACCTCCCTTCAAAGTAAAGTCCCGAAGCAAGAAACTACCGTGTGGGAGATATCTTAGCAGGATAACCCATCACAATCGGCTCAGGGACAGTATATCAAACAGCAAGGTGAACAAGTTGGCGCTTGTGGGTTCTTTCCTCTAGGTAACCCATCAGCATCGGCTCACCTAATTCTCAGATCTTGTTCTCGTCCAGCTTGTGGTCACCGCACCAATCGTGGGCGAATACAGCTGGATAACCGTTCATCGTTGGACAACGCCGGCGACAGCGACCGAGAGGTGCCTGCTCTTCAGGGGCAGGATTCGTCCTTGCTTTCTCCACGAACCACATACAACTGTAGCAGCTCATGTTCTCGCTCCGGTGTTTCCACGGATCGACGTCAGTCATCAGCTTGCCATCCTTTTCATTGCTTCGAGAGAGGCCAGCCGAGCGTATTCACTCTCGGGCGGTAACTCTCCTGTAGTCAGAACGTGACGCAGTGAGTCAAAGCACTGGTGCATGAATCGTTGCTTGAACCCACGCGGAAATTCCTCATTCACCCAATCTCCAAGCTCTTTCGGAAGCCTAGCGGTGATAGTGACAACGTCTGCCTCATCCTCCATCTCACCTCTCTACGTGCCGCTGCAGAATCCTCGCTAGGTTCTCTCGCTCGACTGTGGAGATAATGTATTCACGCTTCTTCGCGTCCCAGAGAGCGAGTCGTACCATCGGAAACATTTGCAGCCACATTGTTAAAGCCAGCGCGTTCACTATGGGAGTACCGCTGATCAGTAAACAGTCGGTCTCCTTCACGAACTTCGCTATACCATTGCCTAAGTGCCACGCGATACGGTCAGTTCGGAGAGGGTTTATGTCTCCAAGGCTGAGTGGTTTGATAAGTACATCGTCACCCAGCTTCTCTCTTACTTTGTGGTAAGGGTGACCTGCCTCGTTGGCGATCCAAACGGTGATGACATCCTTTTTCTCGTTCACACTCGCCTCGAGGGTGGGGATTGGTTTATGAATATAACCCCCAGAGGGCTATCTTGTCAACCCAGACTCGGGATGTTCAGGGCTGAAATTTAGTTTGGCGGTGATAGTGATAGAGCTTGGCCAGTCTACGTATAGACACCCTACTAAGAGATCCCTTCATTATCTGAGTACGCAGAAAGGTCATACGAACCTGGTCGAAACCTCTAAGAGCAAGGAAGAACAGATCATCTTCATCGCTCACGAACTCCCGCAGCTCGTCCATAGTCTCAGGCTGAGGTGCTTCTATCTTCATGTTATGAATCTTCATCCGTCGAGTCTTCATTTCTTAGCCTTTCTATTACGCCGTCCCCGCTTCTGCACCTGCCGAGGAGCGACGAGTAGAGGGAATCTCTTCGCGAAGGTACAGTCCGCAGGATCCCTGCCAGGTGTCTCCTCTTTCTCCCATTTGTAGCACAGTTTACGCAAGGCTCTCATCAACGAGTTGGCCTCTTGCCAAGTATACTCAAGCATAGGCTTTAAGTGCAACTGCCTGTCTTCGTTGATCGCCTCATCGTACATAAGGTGGATCTCACAGTGATGCCAGTTGCAGATCCTGATGATGTCCCGCTCATCGAAGGAAGCATAGCGTTGGACGAGAGCCTTGTACGTCTTGGTTCTCATCTTGGCGTGACGGTCGCCGAAAGCGTTGATGAACAAGCTCTCGTTCTGGCGGTGGTGACGGCTAGTCGGTTCCATCCGCCTTTGACACCCAGGCTTACGACACCCAACGTCTTTCAGTTCGAGGTTAATCTTGGGCATCTTACCTTCGGTTTCTCTTTCGACTAACCTTCGTCCGCTTGCGGTTCTTCCTCTTACTCAACCTAGCCTTCGGGCTCTTATGCTTGTGAAAGAACTTGTTCCCAGACTCGTTGTCAAGAACAGTGACACCGTCGATCATCTTCGTTGGGGCTCTAGTCATCGTTCTCCTCTCTTGAAAGAACGTAGAAGGTGTCGATCACCCGTCGTGCACTCTCGATAGAGAATTCCTTATCCTCAAGATGCAGCTCAGCCCAGCCCGGGAGGCCGTGGATCACCTGTGCAACAGCATCAACGTGACTTTCGTTGTCACGTTGAAACTCCTCAAACTCAGGACCTTCTGTCTCTTCAGCGAGTAAGAATGTAGTAACTTGTTTGTCGCACTCTCCACATATCACCTCTAGGGTGCGACCTTTCACACGTGCCCATGTTGGTTCACTGTCATGACACTTGGAGTGCAGGTACATCCAACCGCCGTCAGACTCGTGACCACAAGTCTCTACATCACGCAGCTCAGCCATCGTCTTTCTCCTTACAAATATTCATACAGAGAAGTAAACCACCACGCTAAAAACTGTCTGGACCACTCGTTATTACTAAGTGGCACAACATTGTGGGTGCGGACGACTCGATCTTGACCAAAAGGTATCCAAGTCCCTAGACACTCTTCACCTGCCAGCTTGCTCACAAAAAGGTACTGGTTTGATTCTCTAGAAAGAATACCGTAGTCACCTAGATAAGGGGCTATGCCAGTACCTAGAGGGACCAACAGTAAGACATACCTAGTCGCGTCTCCAGGCTCCAGGATCACTACCTGGGGTGTGCCTCGGTACAACAGTTGAACCACTCTCAAGACAGAGATATTGGTTGGGTCGAATGTCATCGGCTTACCTTGATACTCGATTGGACTAGCCATCATCCTCCTCCTCGTTAAACTTCCCAAAGTACATCTCATACTGTCTATGTATCTCGTAAGACCTGATCGCGCGACAGACCCAGGCTGTAAGCAGAACTATCACGGCGATGCAGACCAGCCCGAACAGAATGAAGACCTCGTCCTTACTCATACTTTCCTCTTTAGTAGTGGGTCCTTCATCTCATCATTGATACGATCAGCGAGCGCAGCGTAAGCGTCTCGTTGTCGATCAAAGGCCATTTCTACCGCCTCATCCTCGGTCAGCTCAGGATGATCGGCAAGTACTTCTTCGTAGTGTGCGAACCAATCTTCCTTATTCATGGCTATGCGGCCTCGTGCCACAGCAGACAGACAAGAATCCATCGTCCTCATCCCACTCAAACTCAGCGTGCTCTCCGCACTTCGAGCAGAAATCTATCTCAGGCTGCGGCGGCTCTTTCAGTGGCCCGTCGACAGCCGCGTGCTCTTCGAGGATCGCGCGCTGGTCCTCCTCAGCGATCGGCTCGATCTCGCGTGTCTCCCACATATCAGTCCTCCTTATCCACCTCAGATTCAACCGTTGGGGTGATGATGGTAAGAACAGCGGCGGCCATCTTACCCGTGCAGTGTCCACAAGTGTCACCTTGCTCTGGTGTCTTACCCATCTGACAGACGATGCACCAATATATCTGCGCCGTCTCAGTCTCAACTCCTATTTTCATCCTCATGTGTGCCTCCACATATTGGACAGTGGGTACTGCCAAAGAATAGAACAGGGCAAGGGTCCTGTTTGAAGTGAAGTGTAAACTCTTTACGTCCTTCTCGAACTTGAGTCGTTACCATCTTAACCTCATGTGGCTTGGGCCCATTGACGTGGAGAATGCAACCGGCAAGGTGTTCCTTTCCCTCTTCTGAATTACCCCACTCATCAGTACACTCAGCATGAGAGAGGCGAGTAAGTGAGACGACAACCCGATCGTAGCCTGACTCAGGTTTAAGTGCTTCATTCCAGAGATCAATTTTCAACTACCCCGCCCCTCCAGCTCATCTGCCATCTTCTTGAAAGCACGGAAGCCCATGGCCTTGAACGAGAAGTAATTTGCTAGAAAGAGGAGGAAGAGGAAGAAGAGAAAAGCGGTGAAGGCTCGAGCGGTAGCATTGCCGAGAATCACGGCAGCGATGGTCACCGCTCCGAGGACGAAGGAAGAGATCCGAGCCTTGATGGTCTCCCTCCTACGTGCCTTTAAGTAAGCTTGACTCATAACTCACTCCCATAATGAGAAGAAAAGAGCGAACAGATTAACGAGAAGAAACATGATGAGAGAGAACCATCTATGTCCTCGCTTCATCCTCCATCGCCATCAGCTTGTGCTATGGGGGATCTCTTAAGCCAGGCCTCTAGTTGACCAAAAAGATCTTGCGCGGTGTCTGCAGGCAAACTTACTGTCAAGTCTGGAGTATGTCTACCTTTAGGATCGAAGAGAATAACTACCGGACAAGAAGGCAATCCACTAGATCGGACCACCGCTCTCTCCGCTCGACATTGAACCTTGAGCATCTCTCCTCCTCAGTTGTTCATGTGTTGAACAAGGGTGAGACTGGCTGCCTGGTCGTTCAAGCCAGCAGGACAGGAGTAGAAGCCCTGTGCACTTGGATCACGGTTCGAGCAGTACAACAGCCAGCCCCACTATCTTTCGATTACCTTCTGATGTATGAGTATTGAAAGATCACCTTGTGGTCCTTGAGGGCTGACGTGAACAAACAGATAATACTTCTCGTTCACTGTAGCGTCAGGGACGTCGAAGGCTTCGTCACACTCTAAACACTCTACAGTCACACCAAGGGCGTTGAAGCCTTTGATGTGTAGGGTTTTATGCTTGCACTGACTCATCTTTGTTACCTTCTAACGGTCTCTCAAGGGACTGGATGAACTCATCGTACATCTCCTTCGTGAGAGTACGCTCGAGATAGGCTGCCCACTTCATAATGTGACTCTTCAGTTCGGTAACCTGCATGGCTCTCTTACGTGTCTCAATCAGATCGAACTCGACAACAGCGTCGAGCACGTGGTCTATCATCTCGAATGGATTGCCCGTCACGGCGTATCTCAGCTTTATCTTGATCTCAAACCTGTTGACCCAGTAGTCGCCCTTGAGACCGGGATAGACGTTAATCTGCCTACGCCTGAGAGGTATCAGCCTCTCCCGTGCTCTGTGCTGCGTCACTCTTCTGACGATTGCGTTTACGTCTTGCCCTTTTGGCATTAGTGCTACTCCTATAGACAATGGTTGTCCTGCCTGAGGCGTGAACGGTTACCTCAGCTGTTTGAAGCTTTCCCCTTCTAACTCGGCGCCAGTTGATGAGTCTACCTCGTGAGTAGAGAGGCTTGAATCCTCCACGGTACAGATCGTCAACTGCATCCTTGAGAGTTAGCTTCAAGGCTCTTCATCTTTTCATTTAGGTATCTCTCCTCCTTGCTGTAGCCGCCCACTCAGTATACGAACCGGGACATGACTAGGACAGAAAAAGTGAACGCGCTCGGTTAGAGAATCAGCGTACTGCGTTCGCACTTTGAGTACAGCAGGCTTATCACAACGAGCGCAATCGAAGTTGAGTCGACTGACCTCAAGGATCTTACCGTCGAGGCTCATCGGTCGTCCACTATATCAAGACGGGGGATCTGGCAGACTCTCAAGACAGTCATTCCATCCACGTGAACCCATAGGACTTTACCGTCCCCGCGAATCTCAATCTGCACACCGTGCTTAGGGGCAGTGATGTCTTTGAGAGGTGGGTGATACCTGAGGGGCATCGAGAGCAAGTCGATCTGGTCCATCAACTCTTGATTCTCCACTCGGAGTCGAGTAATCTGCTTGGCTTGGTTCATGAGATCTACTCCTAGGTCAGATGAACGAGTTGGATGGGCATATTCCCATGAATGAATATAACAGGTATGGCCCGAAGATGCAAGGGTCTTGGGAAAAGTCGAGGGACCTGCCACAGGTGTTCAACGGATGAACAACTACTCTTTGGAGAAGTCCACCGTCAGCTTCACTACTCCAGGGTGAGGCTCAGGGGTGTGAGTCTTCTGAATGTAGACAGCAAGCACGGCTGCCTCGTCACCGCTATCAACATCGTAGCGGACCGTGCGCTTCGTCTCCTTGACTTTATAAAGGAGCACTGTGTGGGGTTGAGTCATGTTCTCAGCCTCATAATTTAAGTAACGGCGGGAAGGCCAGTTTAGCCACTTAGCCAGGTGAGTTAGTTAACGCTCCCCAAGCGCCAGTTCAGGTCAAGGTGACCACCACTTGATTTATAGACCGGCAGTGGCACACCCGGTAGCTCGACCTAGTGGGCTGAGCCTTGGTTTAGGCTTAGGCCTCGGCCTCGACCCGCATCCCAGCCTGCCGCAGGAAGGCGAGCTGCTCTTCGGTAAAGGCCTGACTCACCGCGTCCTCGGCACTGACCATCGGAGCAGAGATTCCACCAGTCCGCGCGCCGTACTTGTACTGCTCGACGTACGCTTGGACTGCGGCTGCGCCTTGATCGAGCCTGGCACGAGCACCGGCCTGGCACTTCACGATCAGCGCCTGGAGCGCCAACTCGTGGATGTCCTCAGACGGGTTGACCACGATGTCCTGCCACCGCGGGTCTTCGACGTTGTCGGGAACCTCTCGGCTTACTTCGATGGCTTCGACGCCCGTCTTGGACACCTTGAAGGTTTGTGTCGCCACAGTGCTTCTCCTTTGTTTTTGGGCCAGACTCTCGACGCCTGTACCCGATTGAAGTGGGGGGTATGATTACCCCTGTGATACCATTATACCCTATCTGGCCCCCATTGTCAACCATCTTGCGACATGTCACCTGATTTCTCAAATGCACTGAGAAGAGCGAAGCCGGATGGGGTCTTGTCTGTCATTCGAGCGACGGCGTAGTCTACCTCTCCTTCGTCCCCGACTGGTCCTCCTATCCATGAGTCTGGATCGTCAGGGTTGGGGACCAGATTGAATCCAATTGTCTGGAGAGCAATCTGCCATGTCTCAGCGGAGAACTCAGGTGTAGGGAGAAAGTGGACGAGATCCATCTGCCCCTCAAATTGCTTGAGTCGTTCGAGGACATCATGCTCGTTCTCTCGATAAGGAGTGAGAACAGTGGAAGAACGGTGAGCGGTGACTGGTCTGACAATGACAGCCATCAAGTCCCAGTCCTCACATATCTTTACCTTAGAGTGGAGATCGACAAAGAGGCCATCACACTCATCTTTGAGTAGACGCGTGGCCCTGAGGATACGGAGAAGTTGATACCGCTGTGCGTTCATGTCGTCAGGGTTGGAGCAATCGAAGCGAAGGTCTCCTCCACCTACAGCGACGGCGATGTAGATGCGTTGGAGAAGCTTAGCGTGCTTCTCAACTAGACCAGTTCGAATGTTGTAGCCCATCAGGCGTTATCTCCAAAGCAAAGAGATATACGGAAAGGACCGGCACTCACTCCAATATCTAAGCACTCAAAGTCAATGGCTATTCCAAGGCCCCAGAATCTTATGTCAAAGGAGAAATAGATTGCCATTAGTCCTTTGAGTGTTTAAGTGCAGGGCCAAGATACTCGAACGCTGCCTCTTGTTCGAGAGCAGTGAGTTGATCGAGAGTGAAGGTAACTAACTCTCCACTCTTCATGTCAGTGAAGTTGAAGCAGGCGGGGGCGTCCTCAGGGAAGTCTCGGCTGACATAGACGAGGGTCCTCGAGTTATCACCAATGCCTACTCGATAGCGCCTGTTACGTTCAAGAGCCGTATACATCGTCTTCCATGATAGTATAACCCGGCTGCTGTATGATATGAGTAGGGTGTTGGACTTTGAAGATTCGAGGATATCGCTTGGGTATAGACGGCTGACCCACGCAATAGATGCATTGCTGTTGCTTACATAGCTCAACTCGAAAGAAATCGTAGCATGTCCATAGGGGGAGACACTCACACTTGATAGGCCAGGCGTTGTGTCTCTCTCCGCATCGCAGGCACCATACCTTCTTGATGCGTGTACCTTTGGCTGGATCGTGGACTCGTATTATCTTCCCTGCATGTCCGAACTGTAGTAGATGTCCAAGCCTTGATTGAGCCTTCATCTGCCTCGACTCCCGTAAACACCTCGCCAGTCGTCTATGTAAAAGCGGATATGTCTGAGTCTTATTGGAGTGAAGGCGAAGGCGTACTCATATCTCCACACGACGAACTTTGGGCACCACATGAGCTGGCGATTGAAGAAGTACCAGTACATCTGCGAGGTGGGTGTGTCTTCAAGTCGGACAAGAGCGGTCACTTCTTCATCGCTAAGTAGAGTGTCCATGCTAGGTCTTCAACAGCACCCTCCCATGTCTCCTTGAACCTCGCCCATGCGAAGTCTCTGAACTGCTCGTCTTGACCAGCAATCGCATCGGAGAATACATTTCGGATAGGTTGAGTGTGGGTGTGAGTGATTTCGTGAAGGAGTACCCGCTCGCGGTCATCAGCAGTCTCCATAAACCAGTTTGGTCTGACGAACATGTTGATGTGGCGTCCTTCATAGTTCGTTGAGACTGCGGCTGCTTGCCTCTCTGTTGGTTCGTTCTCAAAGTAAATGAAGAGAGAACGACACCAGCTTGGGAGGAGGAATACCATCGGGTCGAACTCGAGGCTTATGGTCGCCTTCACATCATCAGGCCAGTCGCCCATGTAAGTAACTTCAACCATGTTTGAACATCACCTTGCATTGAGGGGAGATCATCAAGTCGAGAACGTTAGGTTGCTGGTTCTCGTGAGTGCGGATATTCCAACGGTACCCGGCGTGGATGGTGTACTTAGCTCGAGTACGCCTGCCTTTGCGGTGGTACCTACTCCGACGCTTCTTGCTCATAGTCTTCCTTAACCTTACTGGTAAAAAGGAGGTGCCCAATGAGGATGCCCCAACCAGTGCCGAGAGTGAACGCTACTGTAAACCATATAACTAGCCCCAACGCGGTTTCCTGCCAGATATTCATCTGTTCCTCCCAGCCTGAACATTCTTTACCTTCCAACTAGCTCGATTGATCATCCACGCAGCGGCTTCAGAGTTGAGATCGAAGTAGTCTCTCATCTCTCCACGTGGAACTTCGACGATGCTTTTGGTAGGGAAGAGAGTACACGCTACGCAGAGCGGGCAGTCCATCAATCTGACCAAGGCACGCTCTCTCGGCACGCCTGAAGTCATTGCGTCAAGGTATGTTCGGTGACGGGGAAGGTCTAGGGTGGGTAAGTTGTTCATCGGTTGAACGCCTGCGCTTCCATCTTCCACCGTCTTAGGTTGCCTTGATAGTTCCAATCGTGTTGCTCGACAGTTAAGTAGATACCTGGACAGATATCAAGGAGGGCTGCTTCTCCTCCATGACAAACTGTGCAAAAGGATAGTCCTCCTTCACAGTATTGACACTGACCAAGGTTAGAACAAGGGCCAGGACACTTAAAGAATATGTGCTTCACTCGGCTATGGGTTTGCTTGAGGAAAGAGATATTTCTTCTGTCTCTTCCAACGCCACCAACCTACTGTTACTCCAAACCCTACCCCAAACGCAAACTGAGCGATTAGGATAACAACGAGAGACAAGGTCACGGATCTACTATCGGTCCATGAACCACGTCTGCCTCACCCTCGTCCACTCCTCCCTTATCCACATCAGCCCCAACCATCCGACTGTCTCCCTCATAGAACGGAGACTCCTGAATACCCGGAGCGGGCTTGCGGTAGGCGTCGGTGAGCTGCCCTACGTCACACTTAGGACAGTAGGTCATCTCCTCTACTACTGCGACGATGGCGGATGGTGAGGCGTAGTCCCCTACGCTAAACGTCGTCTCGGACCGGAAGTAGTATCCTGTCCCTTCATCCGTCAACGGCCATCCATTAGCGCAGGTCTGGCAGAAGATCTCTGTACTGCTATTCGCTAGACTCATCTTCCCTCCTTCGTTCGGCTATCATGGCATTAGCGACTCTATACGCTCGTGTTGCACAGCCATCAGGGCTGAACTGAGGGTTAACAATGAGTCCTAAGAGCGCCTGTGCTGCGAAGTAGTCACGGAGAGACATGCCGAAGTGATCGGCCTTCTTTTGACCGTCCCAATACCTACCAGGGAACGCAGGTCCTCCATCATTCTTATCCATGCCCTTCTCCCCGACCAAAATGATCGTCTGTCTGATATAGGTCTCTCCCCAAAATTGGCTTACCTGGAATATAACACAACTGGGATGAGAGCGCAAGGGGACTTGAACATGTCAAGGTGTTCAACAGGCCGGCCAACAACCACCAACCTCCAACCAGTCGGGTCTGGGGGTGGTTACGGACGACTGGTGGTGTGCGAAGCTCGACGAAGAGGGGGGAAGCAGGGCAAGAAGTAGTCCAACCCTCTCTTAAATAAAAAGTATATATATATAGAGAGAGAACTACCTCACGAACTCGCCCAGACGCCGAGATGCCGAGACGAGGACTTTCACACCCCTCTACGCGTGGATAATGACCCCAAATCTCAATGGTTGGAGGTTGTAGGTTGGACTGATGAACAACTTAGCCTTGATCAGGCGGAGGGAGGACAGTTTAGTCACTTGTCCAGGTGATGATCCTCTAAAGGAACGCTAGCATGATGATCCAGAAGAGGATGACGAGCCCAAAGGCGAAGGCAGTTGCACCGTTACGCATGAGCTTACTCCAGGTAAAGTGTGACTTGCTTGACCTTCTTCTTACTCCCGACCTGTTCGTAGACAGGGTAGTCATCGAAGTCTACAGAGGTGACATCTCGTGAACCTGAGCCGTCAGGCATCCACACTCGTACAACTAGGTTCCCGTTCTCAATAGCCTCGAGCTGACGTACTAGCTCTGCTAGGGTCATAGCATACTCCTGCTTAGGGTGAGACAAGAGGAACCGAGACCTTTGACGGTCTAGACTCCTACACCGTTAGTGGTTGCCCTGAAGGTGTCACGCAATCATACCTTTAGCCTTGAGGAATGTCAACTGGCCTTCGTCGAAGTCCTGTTCCTCCATCTGCTCAGGTGTGATCTGAGGCTGTACCCAAGTATCCCGCGAACCGTTGTCACAGTACCCGTCGGCATACCCTTGCGCTACCTTCGTATCGGGTAGGCGCTTCCGTATACCAGGTGCCACGTCCACAGTCCACTGGGCGTTAGCCCTGTCGATCATCCTGTCCACGGAGCCGTAGCGTTTCACGATCAAGTCAGTGTCCTCGACTGAGGACGGCATCTCTGCCTTGAACTCTACTGCATCCGCGTGTTGATTCTTGCGAACCTTAAAGGGGTGTTTGATAGCCATAATTCTACTCCTATCGAAAGGAAAGGGGTGCGAATCAGGGCAACCACACACGATGTCTACTACTGTCAGACCCCGGGGTTTCCGCCCCGTTGGTTTGGGACTGACACCCTTCTATGTGGCAGGTTGCGTGCCCCGTTTTTGGGATGCGCTGTAACTCCATGGGCTGCAACGAGTTACAGCGCTCATGTTAGAAACTTGCGATTAAGATATGTACCCTAAAGTGGACACTCAAAACAGCCGATATTAACCTGTGACCCTGTAACTCGTTGTCTCCCAACAAGTTAGGCGGTGTCCCTTAAATAGGACGGGGGTGTCACCAAAGAGGGACACTCATTTACCTGCCAGAATGACAGGGAGGGACATGTCAGCCTGCCACTTTGGCATACCCACTGCCCACGCGTCCCAGGCAACACACCAAGGAGTATGGTATGGTCTGGGCCGGTCAGGACGTACTAAGGGGAATGGTATGCTGCAGATAAGGTGAGGGGGCACCCCATAGCCCCCCATTGGCTAGGCCACCCCCAAGAATACCGCTCTAACAATTTACAACTTTTCTCACTTGCCTCAGTTGATGCTCGCTCTGGTTGATCGAGGTGTTCAACGGCTGATTAGCAGGTGTTCAACGGCTGAACAAGATTTATCAGACCAAGATTTATCAGACCGACGGGACGCGGGGACTCGCTCCGCTCGCTGCTGCTCATAACCCGCTCAGCGCTGATTGGCTTGGTACTGATTAGGGGACTTGTGGTTCCTCTCTTGACATTTTAGGTGACTTCTGTTATGGTATGAGAGAGAACTGTTTAGTCAGTATCTGACCAGTTTACAGGGTGACGTTTCATGGGTGTTGATCTTCTTCCGCAGCTAGATGGCGATAAGGCCTGGAGCCCGGATAAGTGGAGTCCGAGGCACAGGTTAATGGTCGCTCTGCATCTAGGAGGAGATAAGAATAGAGAGATAGCCGAGAAACTCGATGTCTCCCTTTCTCACGTATCTGTGGTCCTGAATGACCCAAGGGCCTTGTATGACGTTGAGAGACTTGCTCAAAACATCGCAGACAGGACGGTTGACACAGCTCTTCGGATTAGACTCTACGCGAACGAAGCGTTGGATGAGATTGTAGAGGAGCTTCGGACTTCTCGGAATGAAAAAGTCAGGCAGACAGCTGCGTTCGGCTTGCTCGACAGGGCAGGCTACACGCCTATAAGAGACGTGACAGAAGAGGCTGCTCCGATGCTTCCTCAGGAAGTTGTTGACCGAATGGAAGAGACAACGAAGGAGCTGGTTGAGTATAGAGGTGTCTATCGTGAGGTAGAGCCGAAAGAGCTCGAACCAGACGAAGAGCCGCCTGCTGTTGGTTTGGAAGTAGGCGAGCCTGTAGGGGCGACAGATGACTGATCTTCCTCTTGATTACATTGGTGAGTCTGACGAGGACCCTTATGTAACTACCCTTCCTGAGAATCTCCCCTCCAAGCCAGTCGAACCGACTAAAGAGCTTCGGGAGAGTATGCGAAAGATGGGCCGAGATAATCTATACTATCTCTGCAAGGTCATCCTTGGGTACTCGAAGCTCGTCCCTCATGTTCACATGCCTATGTGTGAGTTTGCGGACACTGTGAAGTCCCGCAGACGTCTCAAGCTCATGCCTCGGACTCACTACAAGACCACAATCTGGACGATTGCGCTGACGATTAAGGATATTCTAAACGACCCCAACATTACTATCCTTATCGTAGCGGATACAGGGACGAATGCCTCTCGGTTTATGCGGGAGATCCAGCAACACTTCCAGATGAATGAGCTATTTCGGTGGCTCTACTCTGAGATCATCCCCAAAAACTTCACAAAAGCCACCTGGTCGCAGACAGAGATGATTGTTCCTCGGACTCAGGTGCGTCGAGAGCCTACTGTTGATGCGATTGGAGCCGGTGGAGGTGTTGAGTCTCGGCATTACGACGTTATCCGTCCAGATGACCTCGTAACTGAGAAATGTATCCGCTCTGCAGTTGAGATGGAGGCCCTTAACGTCTGGGCAGGAGGTCTAGAGTCCCTTCTGAACTCCGAGATTGAAGGTTTGATAGATTTCACGGGGTCTCGGAAGCAGAAAGGCGATCTCTACGAAGTTCAGATGAAGCGGTATGGAGATGGCTTCGAAACACAGGAGCTTGGGCCTCACGCAACACAGATAGGCGAGATGGCAGTCTTCTGGAGGCGGGATATTGAGAACGGGAAGCCGATCTTCCCTGAGCAGAACTCGATGGCCTTCCTGATGCGAATGAAGAAGTGGGACCCGCAGCGGTATCATGCTCAGTACGCGAATAGTCCGAAGGGAACGGGCCTCAACACGTATGATTCGGAGGATCTCCGTTACTGGCGCTGGTCTCCAGACGGTAATCATATCATCTGCGCCCATAAAGGGGAGATGTTCCTCCGAATGTCCCCTTGGGCAGGTGAGCGGATCATTCTTTACGATCCTGCCCAAGCGAAGAAGGTTGGGAACTCACAGAACGCGATTCTGGTCCTTCTAAGAGGCTACCCTCTTCCGTTCCGCATAGTTCTCGAGGCGCACATAGGTCACTACCCTGCAGAAGAGGCGATTCAACTGCTGTTCGATCTAGATAAAAAGTGGAATCCGTCCTTTATCTCTGTCGAGTACCGAGGATTCCAAGGAGCGATCAAGAACTGGGTGCATGAGAAGGCGGAGAGGGAAGAGATCTCGGTTCCTCCAATGATTCTCTGGCCGCCTGAAGGCTCACCGAAAGCACAGTGGGCTAAGGATCAACACATACAGGCAGTTCAGCCTCTCACCCGAACAAACCTCGTTTGGCTTCATGAGAATCAGATTGAGCTAGTTGAACAGTTCGAGTTTCACCCGAACGTTCGTTGGGATGACGGGGTGGACTGCTTCTCACAGTCGCTTGACTACTGGCCTGCGATGATGAGTGAAGCAGAGCACATGGAAGGGATTCAGACTGAGAGAGATTACATTGAGGAGAATATAGGTATCATTCCTCTCTTTAGAGACTCAGACATGAAGGAGAAGGCCTGGGACGAGATGGCGTATCTAAGCCAGCTCAACGCGACAGGTTACCGTCAACACATGGGGAGATAATATGCCTAAGCGTAGACGCGCACGAAGACAAGGCCCTTCAAGGAAGCCGGGTCCTACTACTCCGCCAGGGACTAGACAAGTTGGCCCAACAGTCTCTCCGGGAAGTAGACAAGTAGGACCTACTACCCCTCCTGGAACTAGGAAGGTCGGCCCAACGACTCCACCTGGGACGAGGAGAGTAGGACCGACAGTCCCTCCAGGCCCGAGACGTAAAAAAGGAGGAAGATGATGGACTTTCTATCTATTCTTGGTGTTGTAGGTGGAAGTGCTCTACTCGGTGGGCTGAAGAGTCTCACAGGGTCTCTCGACGGGAAGATTGGCAGGGCCGTGAAGCCTCTACAGCCGGCTCTGTTGACACTGGCTGGAATCGGCCTTCCGGCGGCTGCACAAGCTCTCGGAATCGCAGAGGTCGATCCTGCTATGTTCGTGACGGCTCCGACAGCAACAGTTGTGATGGTCTCCATCCGAGAAGCAATGCTCCGGCTTCGGGGTAAGAAATAACGCAGACGTTCATCGGTTGAACAACTATGGTCAACAAACCACTCATCGCAGGCCATCAGTTTGAGTATGCCGCGGCAACGCTGATAAGTACTCACGTTGATGGTCAGCAGATAAACCCCTGGATAGATTCCAAGCCGGGTGGTGGAACTAATGCTACCGCAAGCCAGGGCGTTGTTAGGTTTGGGGCTATAGGTGGCTTGAATCAGTGGGATGATAACGAGCCTGGGGTCGTCTTTGATCGGTTAGATGGTCTAGCGGATACTCTAAGCTTCTCGCCTGGGGGTATGCTCTTATCAAGTCTTACCTTCTTTGCTGTAGTTGAGACTACTGTTTTAGATACAGGATGTGCCATCATCGGGACCACAGATGGGATTGACCCTGCTACTGGTCTTTACCTGGTAGTCTATCCTGATGGCTCACTTCACTTCATTGTCGGGAAGAATGGAGTGCTACCAGCTCTGGATGTAGCATCTGCTGCTGGTCTCTTTGTTGATGGCACTCGGGCAATCATCACGGCTCGACTAGATGTCCCAACAGGTGGAGCGGTCCTTCGGGTCAATAGAGAGCAGGTGGCAAGCTTCTCTGGTGTTGATCTAGGATCAGACTTCTGGTTCGCCCCGAAGATTGGACAGGCTAATCTTCCTATCGGGAATCTTACAGGTGATGACAGGAACATGCCGTTCATCAGTGGTTATAACACTGCTGCTTCAGATTCTCGGGTTGGACAGATGGAAGCTTGGCTACATCAGGAATTTTTCAGTACTCCCTGGACTCCATGTAATCCAGATCCAGGGACTGTGTGGGCGGCCTGTAACTAAGAGGAGGAAGAATCATGGGAAACATCACTCATCACAACATCGTCGAGAAGAACCTTCAGTATCGCCAGCTGCTCGATGACGACCAGTCGGCCTCTGTCGACTTCGCAAGCGAGCGGGCAGGTGAGGTTGCTGCCGAGCTGGGCTTCACTGCGAGTCGTCTGGAGGGACGAGAGGGATCTGGCAAGGACGGGGCGATCACGGTGGCCGACGTTCGGGACTGGGTCTGAGTTAAAGGTAACCTAAATGCCTGATCCTATCATACCACAGCCGGTAGATCAGCTGAAGGTTCTTACTAAGGAACCTGAGGCTGAATCGGAAGCTCCTATTCAGGAGACTCCTATCGCGGCGAAGATCCCCGACTCGATGTGGGACCCTATCGAGGAAGATATAACGACCTTCGTTCGGGATGAGATCTACCAGGCACTGGCTGAGAGGTCTGAATTCGAGCGTAAGCTGGCTCGGTGGAGACTGGTGTATGACGTGCCCATGCCTGAGGGGCCTAAGACCTTCCCGTTCTTTGGTGCCTCGAACTTGACTCTTCCTGTTGTGAAGGAGGCGGTCAATACGCTGGTGGCGCAACTGGTTCAGGCGACGTTGACTGCTCGACCCCGTTGGGTGTTGCAAGACCTTGCAGAGGAGTGGGAGCCCTTTGTTGACGAGATCGAGACTTTCCTCGACCTTGCATCTGATCGGGACATGAAGATCAACAAGACTGCCGTGCCTTGGATTATCGAGGCGGCTAAGTTCGGCACTTCGATTCTGGAGGTCGGGTACGAGGTTATCGAGAGGGAACACTTCCGCATCACTTCTGATGGTAAGAGCGTATACCCGAAGAACTTGGTGAAGCACGACGGGCCGATCACTTACAACATGGCCCTGGAAGACTTCCTTATTCGGTTTGGAGAGAGTGACATCCAGAGGGCCCGTTGGTGTGGTAAGAGACTTCGTCTCAATGAGACAGACATTCAGGACCAGGAACGGAATGGCCGCTTTGTAAAAGGGACTTGGAAGGCTATTAAGGGCCTAGCGAAAGAGACGGACATTCCAGAAGGGAAGGAAGTGCAGGAGGATATTGAGTCAACTGAACCGACTGAGCGGCTTGAGTATGCTTTCTATGAGATTTGGTTGACTTACAATCTGAGAGCGAAAGAGAACGGCGCAGCGCCTAAAATGAACGAGATCGTCGTTTACTACAGCGACGCACTGCAGAAGATTGTCGGTCGTCAGTTTCATCCGTACTGGCACGGTAAGCGACCTTTCATCAAGTTGGGATACTTCCCTGCTGAGAACAGGTTCTACGATCAGGGTCTGTGTGAGATGCTGGAGCAGATCCAAGAGGCAATCTCCTCTCGGTACAATCAGAGATCGGACAATATCACTCTGGCGAGCTTGAAGATCTTCTTGAAGCGAAGGGGAGTAAAGGCCTTGCAGCCTGGAGACCCACTTTACTCGGGTAAGGTTTTGGAAGTGCTGGACGTGCATAACGATATTCGCGAGATGAAGATCTCGGAGATCTATCCGTCAACGGTCAATGAAGAGTTGATGCTTCGAGACTATGGAGATCGTCTAGCCGGGACGAATGAGGTGACAGCAGGCTCGGCTCAGCCAGTCTCCCGAACAACTGCAAGTGCGCAACTGGCATTGCTCCAGGAGCAGGCTAAGAGGATCGATCTGACTGTCAGTGCTATCCGGGACGGGATGAATGAAGTTGGTAGTCAAGGAATCGATCTCTACTTTCAGCACGGAGTGAACGGAAAGGGCATAGCCTGGATGGGGGCTCGAGGTAGAACTGTGGAAGCCGTGTTTAGACTTCCGATGCGTGTAGTGGAGCTGGGCTTGGCTGTTCGAGTGCAGGTCCCAACATCACTACAGAACCGACAGGTTAAGCGCGAGAACTCGATTGCGATGTTCAACCTATTGGTGAATCTATATCAACAGATGCTACCTCTCGCGCAGGGGCTAGCTCCGGAGGCATTGCCCAGTGTGGTTCAAGCGATGGTTAAAGGATCTCAAAAGTTCCTTGGTGACGTTCTGGAGACGTTTGACATTTCCGATCCGGAAGAGGCGCTTGCAGGCCTTACGGTTCTTGAGCGTCTACTTCCTCGGGCCGAAGACATGGGGGGACTGGAATCTTTCGCCAGAGGAACTGAGAGTGCTGAGATCCTTGAAAAGCTCAGCAGGCTGGACACTCTACTGCGAGAGGCTGAAGCTCTTAGGAGTCGAGATAGTGGAGTACCTGAGCTTAGCGGAGACGCACCAAGACTTCCTCCGTCGACAGGGAGCACTAGAGAACTGGACCCGGGTCTACTCTTTGGTGGAGAGCCTCAGCGAAGTTAATGAGACCTCGTTTGAGGAGTATATGAATAGAAAAATCAAGGAGGCGCAGGATGCACTCACGAAGGAGCAGCCTGAGCTGGCCGCGATGTTGAGTGGAGAGAAGTAACCTTAACCCTCGTCGATGAGAGGTGGATATGTTGAGACAGTGGCCGTTTTATTCATTGCAGGAGGAAGAAGGCGGAGGTGGTGGAGGGGGAGATCCTCCTAAGGACCCTCCTAAAGACCCTCCTAAGGAAGAAGAGGGAAAAGATCCTCCGAAGGAGCCAGTAACGATTTCGCTGGACGCACTTCCAGAGGATCTGAGGGACAAGCCTGAAGCTGAGATTAAGTTCCTGCTCGAGCACATGATCACGAGTCTGGGCTCGAGAAATGATCAGGTAGAGAAGTTGCAGGATCAGGTAGCTGAGCTGAGGGGTGCTGTAAGCGTGAAGCCCCCGGCTGAGCCGGACCCTGACGACGAAAAGTCCTTGGAAGAGTTGATGCTCGAGGATTCTGGCAAGGCCATCGAGCGGTATCTACAGTCCAAGGGCTACATCGAAGCGGTTGGTGGGTTGTCCAGCCAGGTTGGGGAGGCGGTCTTCACGATAGTCTCTAAGGATGTCGAAGGCTTCGATGAGCATGAGGAAGCAGTTCGTAAGCTTCTCAAGGAGGGCAAGCTTCCTCTGACGAAGACGAATATTATGGGAGCGTATACGATGGTTCTGGGTGAGGAACTACTCGCGGAGAAGGCTCGGGAGACCAGAGCCAAGGGTGGATCTATCCCTCCCAGCAAGCCGCCTCCTCCTGAAGAAGAGGGGAAGGACGAGGAGCTGAGCGCTCTGGAGACCGAGATCATGAAGGCTCACGGTGTTACCGATCCGAAAGAGTGGATCAAGTACCGTGACGACCCTCCTGCGTTAGTACTCCCTACTTGAGGACGAAATGATGCCGAGAACATCTGATGGAGATACGAGAAGGACTCCGGAGAAAGAGGAGAAGAGAACTGCTCCTGTCACTCGAGTGAGGAGTGGAGGGAGGGTCTCTCGTCGTCTGGAGGTGATCGCAGAGATGTACCTCAAGACACGGCCAGATATGGCTGTGCGCTTCGTTTACTCTCCGGAGCACAAACCTGAACTTTCAAACGTGACCAGTCGACATATCGACGGATATAGGACGATCTACGTGAAGGACCTTGGCGACGACGTCGGTGAGATGATGCCAGGGATAAAGCCTGAAGATCCTGTGCGAGTAGGTGACGTGATCATGATGTCTATCGCTGCAGACGTCAGACAGGAGATTCAGGACGACCTCGATCGAGCTTCTGCTGATGAGATGTCTCGGGTTGAGGAGGAGTTTCACCACGCAGTTGAGGATATGAAGCTCGAATCAGGGATGCGTGAGGAGTACAAGTCGCGTCCTCGAGGCCGAAGCCTTACTGAGGTGGTGGAACGAGAAGTGGATGTACCTGAGACTCACAAGGAGTCTTAGGACCTTTACCGTCAGGAGACATAATGGCTCTTCCTGCAATCCCTAACAAGGGAAGGAGGATTCGTCGGTTTCCGCTCAAGACTGGAGAGACCTACGTCGAGGGTGCTCCCGTTCTGTTGGATGCGAACGGTGAGATCGTCGAGGCAGGCGCTGATCCGGCAACGATCCTTGGCTTCGCAGCCTCGGGTGCGGTGTTGACCGATCTGGACCCCGATCCGGGGTTCAAGTTGGTCTTCGTTGCTTATCCGGACAGCACGTTCTTCCTTGAGGGAACAGATACGGATCCAGTGGCCGGAGATGTCGGAGAACCTCGGGATCTTGATGTGGATGGAAACGGTGTCGGTACGTGTGCGCTGACTACAGCTTTTACGCGGCTGCTCATCGAAGATATCTACGTGAAGGGTGCAGGACCCGTCGGCTTCTACGAGATCTCTATCTTGGCGGCGAACCGGCAGTTCCAGGTCTAGGAGAGAACTATGACTGTGGTGCGAGAGCAGTTTGACAGCCTCTTGCGGCCTGGCGCTCGTAAAGTCTTCGTTGATGACTACAACGAGCTTCCAGCGATTTACCCGGGCATCTTTGATGTGAATACGTCTGGTAAGGCGTATGAGGATGAACTGGTAATGACCGGTATGCCCATCGCCGTTAAGAGGCCCGAAGGTGCGTCGATTGCTATGGATCGGCCGAAGTTCCGCGCGAGAGTTCGTTACATCCACACTGGGTTTGGTCTCGGTTACGAGATCACCCGTGAGGCTGTGAGGGACGATGTATACGGTGCTCTGAATAGCCAGGGTGCCGCGAATCTGGCCCGTTCGATGAGAGAGGCCGAGGAGGTTACTGCTCATGCAGTTCTGAACGGTGCCTTTACGACCATTCTGTCGTATGACGGAGAATCTCTTATCGGTGTCGCTCACCAGGGCGTCGGTGGACTCGTGTTCACCAACAGGCCGGCTGCAGATGTAGACCTTTCGACGACTGCCCTGAAGGGGTCGTTGGAGCGGTTCATGGATCTCCGGACGGACCGAGATCTGAAGATCAACGTGATGCCTTCTCGGTGTCTCGTTTCGATCTTCGGCTGGTTCCAGGCCCTGGAGATCTTGCAGACGCAAGTCGTGACGACCACGCTTGCTGCGGACGGTATTGAGTCTCTGGAAGCTGCGAACGTTGTCAGCCGACAGGGTCTGATGCCGATGAGGTCCCAGTATCTGACGGATGCCGATGCGTGGTTCACGCTCGTGCCGAAGACGACCAAGTCGTATCCGTTGCGTTTCTTCTGGCGCGATCCTCCTGAAGATGTAGGCGGGTTCGACGGCCGGGAGCAGGTCGCCTGGTTTGGTATCCTCGCTCGTTTGAGTGCGGGTGCGACTGACTGGAGAGGGATCGACGGAAGTAGCGGAGCGTAGTTGTAGGTGTTCATTCGTTGAACAAGGTAGATCGATGACTGCCGTTTTGCTTCATAGTAGTAGCATGGGACTAACAGGCTGGATCTGTCTCCGAAGAGGAAACAGGCTGAGAGTCTCGGGCATGGAGGATGGAGATAGGCTGATGGCCTTCTTCAAGCCTCAAGGAGAAGAGCTGTCCATCGCTGAGGACGGCCTCTTCCCCTTCCCTGTTGAAGCGGAGCACGTTCTCATTGAGCATCAAGAGACAGGGGCGAGACAGAACGGTGGCGGAGTTGACATAGACCTCGTACGAGTGAAAGGCTGATGGGTATTCTGACACTGTTACAGATGCGCACTGAGCTAGCGTCTACTATGGGGGATAGAGCGAATGTAGACGGTGATCGTCGAGACCTTTGGCTCAACTTGGCTTATACTGACATTGCGAGTGGAATCGACTTCACGGAGCTGGACGGCGAGTTGGACATTCCGACCGTTGTTGACCAGCACAACTATACAGGCCCAGTAAATCCTCTGATCGTACAGATGGTACGTGACGACGATAACGATAATCTTCTGACCTGGGTACCGGAGACTGAGTACTTTAGGTTGGATCGAAGTGCTTCAAGTGACGCGCCTCGACGCTGGACTAGGAGAGCAACGGAGATACTGGTCTGGCCGAACCCAGATGCAATCTACGCCCTCGTAGCATATTTCAAGATCACGGTGGCGGCTCTGGCAGCGGACGGTGATGTGACTGTTCTGCCTCCGTTTGTCGATAACGGGTTGATTCTCCTAGGTGCGGCGTATGGCTTTCTCGCTGTAGGGGAAGATCAAAGAGGAATTATCTGGGCTAACAGAGCAGTGAACTACTTGAGTAGTAGGTTGACTGGACAGGACTTTTCCTTCCTTCTTGCAGGACTGACGCAGACCCAGCCTACAGTGACTCGACCAGCAGGGGCCAACTAATGGGACTTGAGACGCTTAGCGGCTTTCGGGAGAGCGTTAATCATGCTCTCGGCGAGAAGAGACAAGGCAACGAGAGGCTGGACCGCTGGATCAACGATGCTCATGTTGAGCTCTTTGCGGAGCTAGAGATAAATGGACAGCGGTCTTGTGGGACTGCGCCTACTGTAGTTGGTGAGAGAGAGCTTAATCTCCCGACTGACTTCGTTGCTCTCCTAGTGTTGAAGAACCTTACGAGTAAGAAGAGGGTTATCAAAACTTCGCTGGAGAACTTTCAGTTGTTGAGCGCGACCGCGGAAGGGAGTCCCTCTCGGTACACTCGAGTAGGAGACTTGCTGAGTGTTCACCCTCTACCGAAAGTGATCGAGACGATTCAGATGTTCTACGTGAAGGAGCCTACTCCTCTATCAGCAGGGTCTGATGTGACAGAGCTGCCTGCAATGTACGATAGGGTGATACATCTAATCGGTCTGAGGAATGCTCTGATTGATCTACAGGTAGATGAGAGAGCGACTTTCATTTACCAGATTGCTCAGAATAAGTTGGGGAAGCTTCCGACTGAAGACTGGCTTGAGGCTCAGACCCCTCAGGAAGGTATCCAGATTGCTCGGACGTTTAGAGACCTTCAGAGAGATGCAAGAGAGGGCTTGGATGAGAACTTCTCAGGAAGGATTCTACTGTGACCTCTCGCTTCGACGCTGAAGAGGTCCTCCGGGCCGCTGCATCAGGGGCTATCCCCGCAGAGGGGGAGACTCTCATCCGTGGAGAGGACGGGTGGCAGTTTGGTAGCCCTGCTGTCAGCGATCTAGACATTGACTTTGGGGACATCAGTGGAATCATAGATGACAGGAATCAACTGCCGGCTGAGATTGCATATGAGGATGAGGTTAACACCTTTGCTCTACTACAGACCTTTACGTCAGGGGTTGTAATAGCGGACGGTCAGTCGCTCTCGTGGTCGGACATAGCACTCTCTCGCGGCGCTGCAGGTCGGTTAGATCTTGCTAGCGGCGATGACTTTCGGATAGTCTCAGGCCAGCTTCAGTTCGGTGCCGATGTAAATCTCTACCGTGTCTCTGCGAATGTACTCAAGACTGATGACGCTTTCGTAGTCGAGGGCAATCTGGATGTTACGGGCACGAGCGCATTCACGACGGTAGGAATAGGAACAAACGACCCCGCCAGGGTGATGGAAATAAGGGTAGTTTCTCCCATATTAAGACTCAGGGCTACAGGTGACACTGAAACGCAAACTGCTGCATATGTTGAATTTGGAGGAACAACAGCGGCGGCTTGGTCCAGAACTGGTTACGTCGGAGATGACTCAAGTGGGAATACAGATATAGCTCTACGTGCTGAACAGAGTGATTTGCATTTAGGTGATTCGAGTGGTCCTTATGTCCTTAATTTACAGGGCGGCAACGTAGGAATTGGTGAAACCGCCCCCAGCTATAAACTCGAAGTTAGCGGGACATTCCACGTCACCGGTGCCGCGACGTTCTCTAGTGTCGTCACTATTGATGATCCGGATGAATGGTTGTTGCTGACAGATACAGCAACAAGTGGTTCAGTGGATTTGACATTCCAAAACGCTACGACTGGCACTGGTGCTGCCGGTTTTCAGGTGGGCATCACTGCCAGTGAAAAGGCGATACTACTGAATTACGAGAACACCGACATGTTGTTTTACGTGAACAACGCGTTAGCTGCAACACTGGCTCCTGGTGGAGGCTTGACATTAGCTGGCGGTCTCACTATCGCAGACGGTCAAACGCTTGCATGGTCAGATGTGAATCTCTATCGTGTCTCTGTAGATGTCCTAAAGACGGATGATGACTTTGTTGTCGATGGAGACTTCTCTGCCGTTGATGGAACATTCTCGGGTCTGATCTCAGGAATTATTGAGTATCAAGCGGGTATTCACTTTCTCATGATGGGGGCTTAAGTGCCGGAAGAGAGGAAGGTTTTAGGGCAGTTAAACCCTGGGGCTGCAGCACTCACGGCTTTGTATACTGTACCTGGAGGGGCAGAGGCAGTTATAAGCACTTTTACTGTGGCTAATCGAAGTGCTGTAGCTACAGCCTTTCGTATGAGCATAGCTGTTGCAGGTGCTGCTGATGACCCGAAACAGTATACTTACTACGACATCCCGATTCCAGGTAATGATACCTTCGCAGCGACCTTAGGGATTACACTAGGTCCTGCAGATGTTATAAGAGTCTATGCAACCCTTGCCACGTTGTCGTTTGGTCTGTCCGGTGTTGAGTTAACTTAGGGAAGATAGATGAGCCAAGGTTTTGCCCAACAGTTTGGTGTCTCCTTCGACGCGGGAGCGTTGACAGGGGCCACTCTTGCTGCGAATGTAGTAAATTCGAGCTTGGAGAACCTAGGGACACTTATAGGTCTATTCTTCGAGTCCGGGGCAGTTATCGACTGGGACGCCGCTGACATTACCCTCACGCATTCCGCAGGCAGACTCGCTATGTCTGGCGGAACGCTCGAGCTAAATTATACCGCCGACGCGAACGACATTCATGCAGTAGAACTCAATGTCGACGTGGCTGGGTTTGGAGACGTCAACGCTTTCCACATAGCTTATAAGACTGGAGCCATCTCTACTGGTGAGGACGAGGCCGTTATTCTTCTCAGCGTAGACGAGAGCCTTGCTGCAGGCGGCGACATTACGGGCTTCGAGATGCTCTCTACTGCAGGCTCTGCAGCTGTGCATGCTATAGGGGCAGGCGTCGGCGTCGCACCAATCAAGCACCAGTCTGGTGTGTTCGGCAATATGGACTCAGCACTGGTCAACGCAGTGGATCGCCTCGCGGAATTTACGTCGACTGGTAGCGACATCCAGATGTTCGTGGCGGATAATGACACCGTGACGATCGGCGACGCCGCGAAGTTCCAAGAGCTTGAGTTTCTACTGGCAATCGTGGCAAGTGGTGCTGGTATCGCGCCTGTGTTCGAGTTTTCTACTGGTGTAGGCACCTGGGCCTCGTTCTCGCCTACAGATGGTACGGCTGGGATGCGAGACTCCGGCGTGATCGCTTGGGAAGACTCAGACATTCCTGGCTGGGTTGTGGGTACTGGCGGTGAGTACTTGATTCGGATTACAAGAACCCGAAACACGCTCAGTACCCCGCCGACCGAAGACCTCGTTCAAATCTCGGCTGTTACAGAGTTCAGTTGGGACAAAGACGGGAATGTAAGCATCAACAACCTCACCCTCGCGGCCTCCAAAAGGCTCTACCTCGATGGCGGGGACAACACGTATTTCCAGGAGGTCGCCGACAACCAGATCAACGTGGTCGCTGACGGAACCGCGGTGATGGCGTGGAAGCCCACCGAGGCGATTTTTGGGGGCGGCATCGACGTGAAGATCGCGGCCACGAAGAAGCTCTACCTCGACGGTGGCGGCGACTCGTACATCCATGAGGACACGACCAACCGCATCTTGATTGTCGCGGGCGGGACGCCGACCGCGTATTTTACCGGCAGAGATGTCTATCTGACACCCACGGGGAAACTCTACCTCGACGGCGGCGGCAACACCTACATTTTCGAGCAAGCTGGCGACGTACTCCAGTGCGTTTCCGGCGGCTCCGGCGGCGTCAAGCTCACCTCGGGCGCTACGTCGTGGGCGTCCGTCTCCGACGAACGCATTAAGACTATCATTGAGCCGATCTCAGACGCGCTTGCAGGTGTTAATCGACTCCGGTCTGTGATTGGGCGCTTCAAGGACGACGACATCAGCCGCCGGCGTTCATTCCTCATCGCGCAAGACGTCCAGAAGGTGCTCCCGGAGGCTGTGACCGAAGGCGAGGATGGTATACTCAACCTAAGCTATACCGACGTGATCCCGCTCCTCGTCGCGGCGATCAACGAACTCAAAGTAAAGGTGGAAGACCTGAAACTGGATAAGGCTGCATAGTATAGAGTCTTTGGTTTTCAAAGGAGAAACAAAGAATGGACACGCTTTACATTTTCGCTTTGCCTGCCTCGGTAGATGGAATGACTCATGTCGCAGTTGTGGAGGAGATCCGGGACGGGCGACGGTTTGGTATCTCTGGTGTTTATGGCAGAGACCTTGTAGGTGGCTTCAGGCCTGCAGAGTTTATGAGGCCCTTCCATATCGACATCTCAGGTGATGAGCTGATCGACCTTCAGGAGCTGTCTGAGACCAACGGTCGTCCAGCTGATAAGAAGTGGTACGAGATGTCTCAGTCTGACGTCGCTGAGTGGTTGGAGGATGATCTAGGCGCTATTCAGGAAAGGATTATCGCCAGGCAGCCTGATCCTGAGGAGGCAGTTGATGCCTAAGATCAAGAACGGCCGTATCCCTCAGACGGCCCTAGGGATTGCAGGTCTCTGTCAAGCACATCCTGCTCCTTTCTTGGCACTGAAGTTGAGGCGGATACGAAGGGCTATCACTACAGCTCTTGAAGATCAAGAGGCTATTCGTCAAGAGTGTCTAGATGAGCACGCGCAGAAGGATAAGAACGGGAAACGGAAGCTCGTGTTTCGGCTGGAGAAGGGAAAGAAGGTGAAGGGCGAGGACGGCGAGTTCGTTCAGAACGTGGTCTTCAAGGATAAGAAGGCTTTCGAGGAGGCCTTCTTAGATCTCGTCAACACTGAGGTAGACTTTGTTGAGTTTATCACTTCAGACGACATTGAAGACGAGCGGCACCCTAAAGGCTTCAGTGTCAGCGCTGACGAGCTGGACAGTCTTGGCCCTCTCTTTGTGGATTCAGCGGATACGAAGCTGAAGAAGAAGCCTGGGCCCAAGAAGGGTAAAGGGGCCCCTAAGGGAAGAATGAGTAAGAGCAGACCGAGGAAGCCAAGAGTATCCTCAGACAAACCGAACTGACTATGCCTCTTCTTACCGATGGACCGCTAGACAACATCGAACCTGAGTTCGCCAAGTTGGATCATCCTATTTGGAGACAAATATATCCTGAGTTCAAACCTGAGGAGTTCGAGGACCCGGAGAATATGGATGTCGGCTTCTTGATTCTGTTTCACAAAGCAAGGATCATGGCAGGCGTTCCTTTCCGGGTCCTCGATACTCTCCGAGACGATAGTCGATCTGCTCATGGAGAGATCCCTGGCATCGCTGCGGATCTCCAGACGATAAATAGCCGAGAGCGGTCTCGAATCGTTCGTGCAGGATACGCCGTTGGGTTTACTCGAGTTGGGGTCTATCCTGGCTCGTCTGGGTTGTATAAGGGCTTGAAGAAGAAGGATGGTGGTGGTGTGCATCTAGATGCAAGCAGGAAAAAGTCGTCTGATCATCTGTGGACAATGAGACTTCCCTGAAAGGATGAGAAGAGTGGCGGCGCTACTCAAGGATAAGAACAATGGAAGGCACGCTTTGAAAGTCACGGTGCAAGGAGTCATCGGTGCTGTTGTTCTTGTAGGTATAATCGGTGGAGGGTTCCTTGCTTTTGGTTTCGAGCTGGATACTCCTGCTGACCATATTGAGGAGTTCGATGTTCACGTTGACAGCTTCGACGACCATGTTGATAACTTCGAGGGCTTTCAAGAAGTCTATATCGAAAACGAAGAAGAGAAAGAGGAGTCTAGAGATAGACGGACTCAGATGGTGGAGGCTCAGGCTAAACTCACCTGTCTACGGACAGGGGTTGATACTTTAGTCATGCTTGACATGATCGACGTTTGCGACGAACTTGGGGTGCTTAGACCATAATCAAGGTGTTCATTCATTGAACAAGGGAGGATAGGATGAGGTTGCCAGATCTAAAAATTCTAAACGGGCAGACAAACGGTGTTTCAATCGACGTTGCGGAGATCGACGAGCTGACGATCTACGGGCCGGCTGCTCTGACCGGGGTTATCTCGACTGAGGTTAGCCCTGATGGTGGAACAACGTGGTATCCTTATGCTGGGGCACCTGCGATCAACGTTAGGGTAACCTACAGCACTATCCACGCTCACAAGATGCGGCTGGTGAGCACTCTAGCTGAGGGAGCCGAGCGGGTCTTCCCTGTTCACGGGAGTTCTCTAGTCACTACGTAGAAATGGCCAACAAATTCAAGAATCTAGAGCCTCTCCCTCCTGGGGAAGATTCCGTCCGCCCTGTGTTCATGGGGATGGATGGAGGGTTTAGGGGAGACATCTCTCCACGTCTTCTTAAGCCAGGGGAGAGTCCGTCTCTTGATGACGTCCGCTTCGAGCGAGGCGCCGTCCGGAAGGACTTCGGTTGGCAGTCTGTCGGTACAGCTGCCCCGAGCACTATCCTTGGTCTGATCGAGCACAAGTTCATCGACGGTCAACTGACCTTCCATCGTCTTATTCGAGTGACTAGGAACATCGGAGGATTCGCCGTTCTTGATGCCTGGGATGGGGCGAACTGGGTTGTGACAGATACATCGTTAGTCACGATCAACGATGTGTACCTGTCAATGGTATCAGCCTTGGGCGCTCTGTACATCGCTGAGGGTTCTCAGATTCTTGAGTGGGGAGAGGAGCTGGAGAAGACTGACCAGGAAGATGACTTCCTGGATAGTAATAAACTGGAGAATAGAGGAGAGACTACCGTTGCTACGGTCTCTCCCGCAAGCGCTGATATTCTTGATTATGCTATCAACTACGACGTGATAGTCAACTCTAGCCCAACTCAAGATACTGATATTATAGTGGAATTCTTGCATTTGGCTACTATCCTTGGGGAGAAGGCCTTCTTTGTTGCTCGTACTGAAACTTTCCCGTTCTCCTTCATGAATGAGGAGTTTGAGTTCACTCGTTTGGTTGATGATGGTGATGAAGTTACTATTAGAGTGAAGTCAGCTGAGGGGGGTGGAATCTCAACTGAGATTGACCCGATTCAGACTGCGGGCGGAGGGGGAGAGCCAGATATAGTTGGAGACAAAACTCCTGCCTTACAACCTGCTATCAATGATCAGTATGAATTCAATATCTTTGTCTCTAATGATGCAGTAGATAATTGTACAGCTACTGTTGGAATCTATACTGATATTGGAGCTGGGTTTGTTCTTAAGGCTACCGTAGAAATCCAGTTAGTAGGGCCCTCAGGTTCTAGAGATCTTACTCTTACCCTTCCCGGTTTAACAGTCGCCAACACGAGATTCGGTCTTAATATGGAGAGTGTCACCGGCGCAGGCTGTATTCTTGGAGATACCTTCTTTAGTGTAGGGATTAATTCCGTCACCTGGATTCGTACCAATGCAGACTTTGAGATTCACGGGCATAATAAAACGACTCAATTTGACGATCCAGCAGGCGTGACTTACCAGACTACGGGAGCGGCAATTACTACGTTCACCCCGATTGATCCTGGGCCTGGCGCACGCTACTTGTTCTACTTCGCTCGTCGGTTGATTGCCCTGCACGATTCTGGAGATTCTCAGATCTTTGCTTTTTCGGTAGATGGAATCTTAGACGATTTCGACGGGGTCGGGTCAGGGTCTCTTCCTCTTGTGTCGTCAAGAAGTGATGCGATAGACGCGCTTCAGGGTGGGGCAGTCTTGAGTTCTAACTTCATGGCTGTATTTCGGAAGCGCTCAATCATGAGAGCGTTCGAGACTGGAAATGTAAAGATTGCAATAGGTGTGGTAGACTGGATCGAAGACTTAGGGACAAACTGTCCCTTCTCGATTCGGAACGTGAGAGGAGGAGTAATCTTCCTTGGCCACGACGACATGGTTTACTTCCTTACAGAGCAAGGGCCCCGAGAGATTGGTCTACCTATTCATCAAGACTTGATCGAGAACTTGACAGGGGACCTGAGCTTGGTCGATTCAGGGTATGATCCAACGTTCGCGGAGTACTATCTTGGCTACCCTGTAGGAGCAGCGGCGACGATTACTCGAGTGTGGATCTTCGATGTAGATAAGTTCCTTCGGGACGGGTCTTTGATCTGGAGAAGAAAGCCTATGGCTATTGCTAGGTTTGCTTCTGCTGGAATTAGTGAGGTCGAGTAGTGCCTGTACCTTATCTTCCGCCTGGTCAAGCTGACCTACCAGCTGAGAGGTTTATCCTCTTCGCTGACACAGGCGATCTTGTCCAGCGTATTGATGAGTCTCAAGTACAGCAAGACGGGGCAAGCTTCGATGGGATATGGGAAAGTGGAACACTGAACCAGGTGGATGAAGGTAAGGTGTTCGAGCTTTCCGTCCTTGAGATATGGTATGCTGGTCCGGCCACGACAATTAGCATCTCAGCAAGTGGAGACGGTGGAGAGACATTCTCAACTCCAGAGGTAGTAACTCTCCCTGTGACAACTAAGGAAGTTGCTGTAGTAGCAGTAGGTCTTGGTGTAACTGGACGGGATCTAAGATTCAAGATTGAGCTAGACACGAACGTTCTGGTGAATATCTACGGGTATCGTCCTCACCTTGTTGATAGAGGAGATCTGATCTTTTCATGACTGAGTTTCTCCGGATGGGCTTGGACGAGGAAGGCGGGAGAAAGGAGTACTCTATTCGGCTGCTCCAGAAGTTTGGTAAGACTGATCCTTATCTCACGCCGCAGAAAGTTCAAGAGCTGTGGATTGAGTACAGCAAGCATGATACTCTCTTCTCGGATTATACTCGAGGACGAGTGGAGCCATTCTTGGATATCCTCCTTGCCCCAAACGCTATTGTCGCTGAGATATATAGCATGGACGAGGAAGCTCCTTTAGGGTCCATGATGCTTACTAGGGTCCTAGTAGACTTCGACGCGCTTGCGCACTTCACGCTGTGGAACGGCCGTGCAAGAGGAAAGGAGCCTCTCTTCCTTGAGATGATGAGAATGTGGATGGACGAGTTCCGTCTTCATCGACTCTCTGTAGAGGCGACGGGGCTCAGCAAGGGGCTTCTGAGGATGATCGAGCGGTTAGGGTTCTATCATGAAGGCACAAGACGGGAAGGATCTATTCATAGAGAGACTTGGGTGGATTTGGAGATGTATGGAATCTTGAGAAGTGAACTTCAAGATAAACTGCAGGAGGCCTAGTATGAGCGACGTTCTATTTGGAGGTGAGGTTTCTGGGACTCCTATCGAGACGAGAGAAGGGACTGGGCAGCTAGCGACAGACCTTCTCAGTCCGAGTGGAGGACGGCTCCAACGCGGAGCTACGACAGGAGCGCTTGGGTTTGACCCAAGCATGACTGGAGTAGAGGCTGCGTCGAGGAGACTTCTTGCTGATCCGACAGACCGATTGAGAGGACTATTCGCAGCCCTTGAGCCTTTCGAGGAGAGACAGACCGAGGAGGCAGTAGCAGGTGTACGTGGAGGTTTTGGTCGACTGGGCGGACGGTTCAGCGAGAACTTGTTAGAGGCTGAGACTCAGACGAGAGGAGAGCTGGCTGGGCAGTTTGCTCGGTCGCGTGAGCAGAGCGTCCTTGAGGCCGGAGGGCAGCAGACTCAATTGATCGGTCTTCTTCTCAACGCACTTCTTCAAGGCCGAGGTCAGACGCTTGACTTCTTCGCTCCCGGTGGACCTAACTTTCAGGAAGGCATTCTGGCTGATCTCATTGGAGCGGCTGGTGCTGCTGCGGCTGCCACGGTTGGTGGTCCAGGAGCGACAGGCTAATGGGTACCGGCGGAAGAAATATCCCGAGTGCGTCTGGAGGGGGGATTACTCGAGCAGCCGAACTTATCTTTCAGGCTCTGGAGGCTAAGAGAGGCAGGGCTTTGCAGACCAGGCGTCTCGACATCGACGAGCAGATCGCTGCGGTCAACCAGTTCACTACCTTGGCGAAATTCCTTCCTCCAGGTTCGAGACTAGCGGACATTGGAGAGAGTGGTGGACGACTCTTCGAGGATGCTTTCGGGATCGCTGCAGGTGACTTAGGCGATCTGGAGTTGAATCCTCAGACGTTGGCGACTATAATCGACGCTCGGGGACGAGAGTTGGTCGAGACCGAAGAAGGCCAGAGCTTGCTTCTTCCTTCTATCCGTGCTCAGTTGGGGATAGAAGAGAGTGAGAGCGTTGAGGGTCTTCGAAATCTCAATGCTCAGATGCAAACTCAGGCGCTCGAGGATATCTTGAAGAGCCCTGATATGATGAGGGAGTTCACTACCCGGGCGCTTGGCCGTGAGCCTGTTAGTCTCAGGATACCTGGAGTGCCTGGGGAGATAAGCTTCGACAGCCCCATAGCTGCGAATATCTACGCTCAGTTTCTTCTCGCCCGAGAGCGATTCAGTTTTGAGTTGGATCTAAAGGACGAAGAAGGGATGAGTGGGCTCATCGAGGAGATCCAGAAGGCTGTGACTGCTGCAGGTCAGAGTGTTAGCACTCCCGCCTTGCAAGGGCGGATCTTTCGGATCTATAATCAGGCGGTGGAGTCAGGTGACTCAGCAGGGATTGCTGCGTTCTTGAATGACCCAGGAGTAAGCCAAGGCGAGAAACTCGCTATGGAGTTCATGATCGGGTCTATTGGAGTTGGTGAGAACGTGGTGATGAATCAGCTACCTCCTGCGATGCGCAACTTCCTTGTTTTAGGCCAGGTCGTTCGGGACATTCTTGGGCCTGAGGCTGCGGAGAAGGTACTGCCTAGCATTACGGAGGCACTCGACCCGACACAGTTTGGTGTCTTCCGTGATCCATTCTTCGGTAGCATTGAGTTCACTATTCCAGGAGTGGAAGGCGGGACTCAGGCCTTGCCTAACGCTCCTGTAGAGCCAGCGTTTAGTGCAGCTAATGTGCCTCGAGATATTAGGCTACGAGCGGCAGCAGAAGTTCTGGCTAGTGGCAGTATGAGCCGTGCGGATCTGATCGCTACAGTAGGGGAGGATGTTGTTGTTGAGGTTGAGGCTACTACAGTCCCAGAAGAGCCAGCTATCGGAGTGATTAAGATTCCAGAAGAAGGTATTGACCCTGAGACCTTGCCGAACTCATTGAAAGCCGACGCCATGCGCTTGAACCGTCTCTTGCAGACTCTAGAGACCACCAACGGTGAGATTGCTCGACGGAATCTTCAGACTGTCATTGATAGCACCCGAGCGAGGATCACTCGAAGGATGGGGCAAGGGATCAGATGAGTAACGGGGTGAATCCTGCTGAGGCTGCAATTCTCCAGATTCTCGACGAGCGAGTGAATACTCTTGCAGCGGAGTTCAATCCTGCTGAGAGAGCTATTCAAGAGTTCATGGCGAATCAGGTACCGTCTCGGCCTGAGCCATCAGCCGGTGTTGGTGCAGGCATCGCGGGGTTCCTTGGGAATATCTTTACCGATCCTGAGTTGTCCATTGAGGATCCTACCTTTGGAGAGACAGTTCGCGCCGGTATGGCCCAGAATCGAGCTGTTGCTACAGCGTTTCTCTCCCCTACCATTCGAGGTGTACAAAGTCTGGCTGAGATTCCAGGCATATTCACTTCTCGAGATCTACCTACAGACAAGGCAGCTGACTTCCTTGAACGGCTCAATGAAGGACTGGTCTCCAGCTCTGAACGCGCTGCTCTCGAGGCAGGCTTGACTCCTGAGGCTGTTGCCGACTCTCACTTGTTTGGCGAGATGGTAGGCTACACGGTTCCGGTCGTCGCGGCACTCAAAGCGGCTCGTCTCGCTACTGGTATTCAAGGGTCAGTCACTGGTCTCGCCCGTAACTTTAAGCTTGATACAGTGGCCGGGGGGATCTTCGGTGCTTTACTTACTCCTGGTGAAGAGCTTGGAGACCGAGCGGTTAATGCTCTACGTGAATCTGTGATCTTCGGAGTAGGTGGACTGCTGATAAACGGTCTCATCTTTGGTCTGACCGGGATGAGATTCTCCAGACTCCGTGCTCATGCTGGAGACGAGAGCTTGGATGGTACTCTTCGTCGAATTCAGAACGGTGAGCAGGTGATCATCGGTGAAGAGGAGTGGCTCCCACTTGTTCAATTGATGAACGAGGAGGGATTTTTAGCTAACAGCCCTGAGGCTCAAGCTCTCTTATCAAGTATGGAATTTGAGATGAGCGCAGTTGCTGGGGTTCGTAATGCTGCTGAGGCAGGGCAGAGTCGAGGGTTCATTCTTGACATTGGAAGTAACTTCACTGAGGTGATGAATAACCTGCCGAAGATCCAGGAAGGGTTTCCTGGTCTCAAGTTCGACGTCATTGCTCGAGATGTCGGCAAGCGTAGGACCTTCGATCTTCACTTTGGGATGAGAGGGCTGAACAACAACCAGCGGGCTCAGCTCGCTCGAGAAGGAAGGTTTGCTGGTCAGATCCTTGAGAAGAGTGGAGTGACTTACCGCTATGTCAGACCAGCAAAGGGTGATCGAATCACGGTTATCAACGCTGATGGAAAGACCACGACGATTAAGGATAAAGGAGTCTCGAACCTTCCTTACGCGAATGAGGAGATTGTTCTTCCGACTGCCGGTCAAGCGATGTACGAAGACTTTCGCGAGTTTACTTTTGGGAGGATGGGTCAGGCTTCTGGGGTTTCAGGGTCTATTCCAGAAGAGGAGATTATCCGAGGTATTCGTGAAGGGACCCTCGATCTTACCGATGATGCTCGACGCACGTTCGACATCGGAGGAGCGATCACTCATCCTGAGGAGTTGGGGCAGACTGGAGCAGGGACGGCTGAGCAGTTTGTCCGAGGGTTTACTCAGGAGGGCAAGATTGCAGGTGATCTACTCGAGCCTACTCCTATCCGCAAGCTGGACGATGCCTTCGAGTCGTGGGTAGCTGAACGAGGCTTCGACCCAGGTGCTACTGATATCGAAGCGTTCCGTCAGAACTTCGCTCAGCGGTTCCGGGACGACATTTGGGCACTCGTTCCAGAGGAGGACATGGCGATCTTCCGGGCTATTCGAGAAGAGACGAACGCTCTGATCGACGAGAGAGGGTTGAACCTTACTCAGCGTGCTGCGGTGAAAGGCTTCCACACGGATGCTCTGCCTGCTGAGAGAGTGGCCCTTCGAGATATTAACACTGGAGCTAGGCTCGAGTTCGGAAGCGAGAAGTTCGCGTCGGACTTCGTGGATAACGTGGTACGCTCTGAGAAGGACCCCTTCGGTCTATTCCTCTCTCCTGGCCCTCACGGGATGCCGGCCTTAACTGGAGGGTTCCCAGGGTCAGATGGAATCTTCACGCTCGAAGGTAACATTGCGTCTAGAGAGTTCCTCCGTGATCAGCCTTTTGGGTTCTCTCAGAATCGAAGAGACTACTTCAGGTCAGTTGAGGACCTGACCGGTATGCCTCTCTTCTCTAAGGGCTTCGCTTTGATGGATGAAGCGATGATTAAGATGGAGGCCGCGCTCGAGCCGATCGGGCGTAGGATCGAGGCTGCATGGAAGGGAGTCTCTCGAGAAGATAGAATTGCAGTAGCTGAATTCTGGACTGAGATCGAGGGTACACAGTTGACCGGAACTGGACTTACCCGAGCGGCTAAGGCAGCAGGGCTGAGCAGTAAACAGATTAGAGCCTTCACTCAGAGTCGGGTGATCTTCGATCTCGGCGCTCAGATGTTAGGCCTCCCAGAGAGCCGTTACATCTCAACGTACTACTCTCGGATCAGGCCCGCGTTCGAGGCTGGCGGAGACGTGAACATCGCACGTCTACTCTCAAACGATCCCTCTGCGCTGAAAGAAGCCGAAATGTTCTGGGCCTTGCAGTCCCGCACTGGAGAGATGGCCCGCATTGAACTGGATCCTGAGATTGTGATGCACAGGTACTTCCAGGCGCTGCTCAAACATCGAGAGGTAGTACCTCTTGAGGCCGAGTTCCGAAACATGCTGGATATGAGGATTCGGGATCTGCCTCAGGCTAACCAGACCCAGATCCTTCGCCGCGCCATGTCGGGGACTACTAAGGATAGCTTCGTTCTACCTGAAGAGATTCGATCCGTCGGACAGGAGTATCTCGTTAATATAACTGGTGACATTAGCCCTGGTTTCGCTACCGCTCGTCGCTTTACGATGAGAATGTTTAAGATGCTTGGTATGGAGACTGATGCCAAGCTATTCGACGAGCTTCACTCTACTTATCTCTCAGCTCAGTACGGCGCAGCGATTGGAGTTCGACTCTCTCTCACGAATCGTAACGCTATTCAGAACATGTGGACTCAGTATACTCGAGTAGGAGGGAAGCACGGTACTGAGTCTCTCCGCAGAGCTTTGACCCAGACTGGGTTCGATGAAGCGATGGGGGCTCAGGCTATCCGCCCTGCCCGGGTATCTGTGCCTCAAGGAGACGCAATTTACGAGGCGTTTTGGGCAGGAGAGCCAATAACAGGAACCGGCCCGGCTAGCAACGCAATGGCCTCAGCCTTGAGGCACCTAGTTAGGCTTGGGCGGGTATCCCGTAACTTGTCTCAGAAGTCCCTTATACCGTATGGGTCTAGTGAACAAGTGAATAGAGCGTGGGCTTATCACTGGCAGAAGATGCATACCACTGAAAAGCTAACCGACTTCAATGCAGGACGCATTGACTGGGATAAGTTCCTGGAGGATGGACTTCCTTTCTTCTCGCAGACGATCAAGAAGGACTTCCGAGCACGGTTTGACAGGTTCGGTCGAGAGGCTGCTCTTCAGTGGATAGGGAAGCAGGCGGCAGATGAAGGTCACTTTATCTATGGAGCGGCAGCGAGCCCTAGCTGGATGCAACGTCCGTTCGGCCGGTTGTTTGGTGTCTTTGGGCAGTGGCCTCTCTGGGCCTTTGAGCTGTATGCGAGGAGAACGAGTCACGCAACTGCGAAACAGTTAGGCCAGTTCTGGGCTCGGACTCTGGCTCTCACCGGCGCCTTTGCCAATATGACTGCTCAGAGTGGGATTAACATGTGGAGCTGGGTAGCGCCGGCCTCGTTGGAGTTTGGTGGTGGCCCGTTCACGGACATCCTTGTTGACATGAAGAACATCGTCGACTCTCCTCTAGATCGAAGAGCCGCAGCGCTCAAGCGGATGGCAAAGGATATTGGAAGCCTAGCTCTTCCCGGCCAGGTGTTCTACTCTGAGTTCTCTCGTGCTATGGATGAGAGTGATCCTCGGCAAGCGGCTCTTCTTCTTGGTCTTGGGAGACCAGTAGACCAGGGGAACTTCGCTTACGACTTCGTGATCAATCCGAAGGCGATTCCTCAGGTTCCCGAGCCACGGGTTCAGAACCTCCCTTCGATTGACGAACTACTCGGAAGACCGTAGGGGCTCCTTTCTTCACTTCTCTCATAATCACGCCTTGAGAGATGAGCATCTGGATCATCTTCCCTATCTGATCCACGTCTCCAGCAGCGGAGAAGCGTCGGTGGATCTCCTCAGAGGTTAACTCTCCACTCTCCATGATAGCTTCGAGCAAGCGTTCTGTGTCAGCTGCGTGATCATACTTCCCGACAGCGGAGAACGTCTTGTGCATGGATTCCTCGATGGCAGATAGCGCAGCGTACGCAGTGGTTATATCCCCTGGATACATAACCAGATCATCACTGCGTGCTATCGACAGGAGCATCGCCACTTTTAGGGTGTAGATATCCTTTCTGTTGTGGAATCCTTCGACCCGATAGTCCTTCGGCTTGGTTCTATCTATCTCTTCGTAGATCGCCTTGTACGTGTCTTTTGACCCTTCTCCCCATTGAAAGGTACCTTCAATCCGGCTGATATGGTCGAGATCTGCGCGGAGGTTCTTGGCCAACTCTGCATCCAACTGACCAGGGAACGGTTTCAGGAATCGTCTGTCCGCACCGTAGACAAAAAGTACACGAGAAATGAACCCGTGACCTACTATGTCTGCAGGTAAACCGTCTGCGATCCATGTCGGGGTGGTAGCCGCTAGAATGTTGAGGACTGGATTCTCGATGAGATCCTTCCCTTGGTGCTTTGTGCTGTATTGCCACTTGATATCTCCGTCGAAGATGTCAGTCAAGAACTGGATCATCTTGATTCCACTCGGCTCTATCAGACTGGAGAGCTCAGTCGAGTGAATAGTCATCGCCGCTTGCTTGGCCATTACACTGATCTTGCCCAGCGACTTGATCAGGTCTTCTCTTGTGCAGGAGTCTGATCCGAAGTGGATACCATCGAGGCCTAGGAGAAGGTGTCGGCCTAGCCGAATTGATGTAGACTTCCTCACCCGTCCGGGCGGACCGATGAGGATGACGTACATGTTGGGGTAGAGGATATGGGTACCTTGGTTCAACCAGACGTTACGTCTGACTGCAGAGCCTAGAATTGAGAGACCGGTCCAGAGATGGAACTGTTCAGGGCTTTCTGACTCGATAGTGTACTCACCATACTTCATCAGCCAGTTGTCCAACACCCGCTCTGTTTTCTTCTTAGGCTTTTCAGGTTCCTCTTGTTGTACCCTACCGTCCTTAAATACAACCATAGCAGTTGTTCATTCGTTGAACACCTGTTCGGTGGTCTCCCGGGTTAAGTAACGAATACCCTCAGGGTTTACAAGCCACACTTCTACTTCTCCACTCTCAAAGATCTTCAGCTCGACTCTTACCCTAATGGTTCCTCCCATGTAAGGCTCTCTCATCTTCGACTCGAAGTACTTCTTCTTGTACATGATCTCTCTCCTATCGAGTGTAGAAATCCCTCAGTGCATCTCTCCCCAAGAGTAACCCATCTTACCATCGGCCTTGACTGTTACTTCTTCCTTCCCTACACGAATAGGCCAGACAACCTCATGCATCATGACCTCATATGCCTCATCCTTCTTCTCCTCAGGAACTTGGAACATTCCTCCATCATGCATGTGTAGTAAGACTTGAGCATAGGGCAGAGCGCGACAGACTTTGACTATGCTCTGAGTACATAGATCTCCAACCGTACTTTGCGGCTCGTATGATACCATCTCTCGATGTAGATCATCTGTCAGCCGGCCTAGAATGTATCGTCTGCGGCCGAAAGAGTTGTCAATATACTTTCGGTCATATAGAGCTTTCTTAACTTGCTTCCACCAGATCTCTAGCCCAGGATTCAGTTCGAGGTACTTTCTTCTGATGGTCCGAGCCTCAGTCCGTGAGATTCCAATCTTCGTATCAACCCACCCTCTGTTGATACTCAGCGCAAAAGTATCTGGACCTTCCACGTAATTAAAAGCGTGACGGGACTTCTTCGAGAGGAACCTTTCGCGACAGTCGTCTTTCCCTTTCCCTTCCGCTGCTAGCTTCACGATCTTTGCAAGCAGCTCCTCTTCCGTCAGGTTGAATATTCCTAAGTCAGCAGCCAGACGAGTGTGAATATCTACTCCCGCTGCGAGGTCATCGAGCAGATCGTGGTTGTACGTGAGGACTGCTACTACGACTGCCTCGGCCTGTCTATAATCAAAGCCAATAAACACGTGGCCAGGGTCTGCGATGAAGATTTCTCGAGCGTCTTCTGGAACAGTCTGAAACGGCAAGCCCGGCCACCAGGGTATCGTACTAGAAAATCTACCTGATCTCGTTCCTGCAAGATTCCAATTCGTACGGGCTCTGCCGTCAGCGTCGACAACTCCATCATGAAGATACCTCGAGACTATGTTCCGGTTCTGTCTGACCCGAATGATCGAACCTAGGATCAACTGCACTGCTTCAACATTGGTAGACCCAGCGATGTCCATTAAGTACTCTTGCCTCGACGTGCGCTTAGTCCTTTTGATTCCGTAGGCAGGGAGAAGCTGGTCATGCACTAGAGCTATAACTTGCTTGGATGATCGGCAGTTGATGGTATAGCCAAGTGTTTGAGATAGTGCATCCTCGAGTTCGTCTGCTTTCTCGAGATGTATATCTTTGAGCTTGATACGCTGCTCATTGTCAATAAGTATTCCCGTCTTCGTTGCTTCAATGAAGAAAGGAGCTGCTGACTTACTTATCGCATAGCCTACATTCCCGTTCGTGATTGGGAACTCTTCTTTATGTACTCTGTCTAGTGCTTCGAACTGAACTACACAGTCTGTTCCACAGTAGTACTGCCCTTTCTTCTCGTCCACCCCTACAAACTCCAACTCGTCCTTGTAGTATGGTTGATCAGTGAGAATAGAGCAGATTGTGTCTAGTCCCTTTGCCCTAAGACTAGCCCAACAGCTAGCCCATGCTACCATTAGATCATCCCCAGGGTTTACTACTTCTATCCCCTGTCGAGACAGTGCAGGGATGTCAAAGGCCCATCCATTCTGGGAGTCCTTCGGTATATCAGAGCCGAGGATAGCTCTGTAAGCGCGTAGCGCTGCCATCGAGGTATTTGGGATAACGACTGCATAGTCCTTGCTGTCTGCGAAACCGATGTAAGCGAGACTGTTAGGGTTGTACCACTCAGTGTCGATCATAAGAGTGTCGCAGTGAGTGAACTGCTCGACGGCGTCCTCAATCTCTTGAGGGGTAGGGTCTACCAGGATAGTAGGGGTAGGCAGTCTGATCTCGGGGAAGGCGGACTCTCGAACTACCCGTTGAAAGTCCCATTCGAGAAGGGCTACTCTATGCCACATGTTTCTGGCGTTGATGAAGAACGCAGGATGGAGAGAGGGGATAACCTTCTGACCCTCAACTGTCTTAGACTCGAGGATAGAGCCACGCCACCTGGAGATGTTCTCATACTGCATCATGGCCCATAGAGCATAGTTGCCGAGCGGCATGACTACGTTCGGTTGAACGTCTCTGATCTCCTGCATGACTCCAATGATGCCGTCGAGATAGGCTTTGGTGGGATGTCCTGCCTGGAAGAAGAAGCCGCGCTTCTTGTCTCCCCAAGGAGGGAGATGGTCTTTGATTACATTGGTTATGTAGATATCAGACCTGGGCACGCCTCCTGCTTGGAATACATCATTGATAAGATCGCCAGACTCGCCTATAAAAGGCTTCCCTCGCTTCCACTCGTTGTTTCCTGGGCTCTCACCTAAGACCATAATCTTAGCGTTCTTCGGTCCCTCAGCAGGGACTCTCATACCGCTCTCGGTCCTATCTGGAAGTTAGGGTCTAGAATCTCTCGTTCCATAACAAGAACGAACCGAGTGACACGCATGATCTGGACTGCCATCTCTAGCTTCACTCCATGTTGGACTTCTTCAACGTCTGCAGCTACGAGAGAGTGCACCCGCCAGGCCGGGTCTTCACTCTGACGATCCTCAATAGCCTTCGCAACATTGAGATGGCCGAGGCAGTTTACTATTCGGTACTCAATCACCTTGATTTTTCCTTATTCGAGCAAGAGTGCTACGAGCAAACTGTTGAATCTTAAAGTTATCTAGTCTCTCAGGAGAATTGGCAATCTCCTTCAATGTTCTTGTTAACTCACGTAAGGTATATCGAGTGACTTTCATCCTTTCCCCTTAGGGTGCAGAGTGTCGTGAGCGAGCTGAGCGGGCTCCTCAACGTCGTGACTGGAGATGCGGTCTAGGGCCCCGCGATATCTTTCAAGAAGGCTGTTATCCGTCTTTCCTTTGTCGAGAGCGGTGCGGGCGATCTTCCATACCTTGTTCAGTAGCCTGACGACAGACTGTTGGTCGTGAGGGAGACTCAGTATGGGTTCGAGCGCCTTGATCTCCTCCAACGCCTCCCGCAGCCCATCGTCTAGCTGCTCGCGGCTATGATCCGCGTCGATCAGCCCCGTGGCATCACCACGTCTGTGGACCTCACAAATCCCAGCGCCACTCCCAGCAAACCGTACGCACTGCCGTCCAGTTTCCCGCGATACAGCCTTGCACCTCACCACATTTTCCCGCAGCCCATCGCTGGGCGCTGGTGGGTGGGTGAAACGACGGTCCCCCTTGCGTTTATCATTCGGCCCACAGTTGCATGGACGTGGGGGCCATTCGTGGGGCACCCCGTCGCGACACGTTGTCGGTTCACCCGTCACGCCATTGCGGTC